ATGCGGAACAAGAACAGAAGTCCCCCCAAAGCGGAGGCCGATAAGAGACAGCAGTGCAAGCACACGTTCAGGATCACTGCCGATTGCTGCGCTCCGTGCAGTGGTTACGACGTGGAGTGCAAGCACTATGAGGGAAACGATGCTGCTGATACAAAGCATTGTCCCCGGTGAAACAATAGGCAGCCCTGCCCGCAGAAGCGGGGCTGCTTTTTATATGGCGCGGGGTGTCCTTCCGGTACAGGGGCACCGTGAGCGGGGCCGGACCCCGCCTGCGCCTGCTTAACGCTTTCCATGAAAGCCGGGCACGGCTATGAAGTCAGCCGCCCGGCACGGCGGAGCGGTGCTGTACAGCAGCGTCCTCCTTTCCGTTCAAGCCCGATGCAAAACCGGGCTGCCGTTCTTGCCGAAGCCGCACCCGCATGGATATGGCGGGACCGGGCGCGCCGCAGTGTGAGCGCAGAAACACCCCGTTCAACTTGCTCGGGCCAAAAGCAACAGGCCACTGCAATGGCCGCCCCGCTCTGTACCTCTCTTACGGAGCGGGTCTGATATGCGAGCGCAAGGCGCCGCCTGTTTCCGATTCCCCATCATCAACAGACGGGTCGGTTCGATGCCGACCGTTCGCACAAGAAAAGAGGACGAATATGGAGATCAAATGTTTGACCCAGGACTTTCCGCAGGGAGAGCGGGTATACGATGCCGACGGCGTGGCTCCTTCGCTGATGCACACCGCCAGCACCATGCGGTCGCAGGCTATTCTGGTTCGGGGGGGGGCAGCGTGAACGGTGAGAAAGACGTGTGCTGTATTGCATCCACCCAGACAAACGCCGAACGTCTGACGAACACCGCACCGACACTGAGCCGGGACAAGGACAGAACCATTGTGAGCTACAACTCGTTCTGCCTTGCAGGGAACTTTGTTGACAGAAACACGGGCCAGAACGGCAGAGGTGTCCGGGAGAATGCCTCGTTCACACTGAACACGCAGGATCGCCATGCGGTGGCCTACGATGCCAGAAACGGCCGCCTGAACGGCACGATGAGCGGGACGCTCCAGGCGAAAGAATCAGGAGGATGGAGCTTGAACTACATCAACCCGGTCATTCAGCCAGACGTGCCATGCCTGCCGAAATGGATCGTGCGCCGCCTGTTGCCGATGGAGTGCGGGCGGCTGCAGGGCTTTCCAGATGGCTGGGGTGAAATCGCACCGCTGACGGATGCGGAAGAAATCAGGTTCTGGCGGGAAGTGTACCTGAGAAATTGCAAGATCAAAGGGCAAAAGCCAAAGAAGATCATCGCCCGGGCAGATGGAGCCAGAAGCGATGCCGCAGTGAAGAGATGGCACGATGAGCTGCACAGTCTGTCGGCGGAGTATTCCATGTGGGGCAACGGCATGGCCTTGCCGAATGCCCTATTCTTCGTCCAAAATGCTTTCCGGGAATTGGGGAAGTCTGCGGCAGAGGTAAAGCTGGGCAGCTTGTTCGATGGAAGCGGGACCATGCCACTGTGTGCCGTGATGTGCGGCGGGCAGGCTGTGTGGGCAAGCGAGGTGGAGCCTTACCCGATTGCCGTTACCAAGACACACCTGCCCGAGATGCAACACCTTGGCAGTATAACGGACATCAAAGGAAGCCGAATCGAGCCGGTGGACATCATCACCTTCGGTTCTCCTTGCCAAGACCTGAGCATTGCAGGCAAGCGCAAAGGACTGGGCGGCGACCGAAGCTGCCTGTTCTATGAGGCAATCCGGGTCATCCGGGAAATGCTGTCGGCCACCGGCGGAAGGTATCCGCGCTTTGTCATTTGGGAAAATGTGCCGGGTGCGCTGTCGTCGCACGGCGGAAAGGATTTTGAAATTGTTCTCAACGAGCTTTTGCACCTCCGAGATTTTGCCGGAGGTGGAACAGATAAGCCTATTCGCCAGCACGGGAAATGGGCAAAGGCTGTGTCCTACGGAACTATTGCCTATCGAATTGTCAACGCTCAATACTGGGGAATCCCCCACCGTCGCCGAAGAATATATGCTGTCTGCGATACTCGTGGAGAATCCGCCACGATGGTCGCTTTTGAGCGTGACGGCACTGAATGGCATTTTAGACCGTGCCTCCCGGAGGGGGGGCAGACCGTTGCATGCCTTGCTCCTGACGGCTATTCATGGCATGATCGCATGGTGGAAGCAGGAAAGCTCCGGGGGGGCGGAACGAGCCTACACCTTGAAAATCCGGCAGGGCTGTGAGGGCGGCGGCAAGGGCCCGCTGGTACAGACGGAGCTTTCCACCACGCTGGCGACATACCAAGACCAAAGCTTGATCCAACGCGTTGCCGGGTTCGACCTCGGAAATTCTGGTGGAATCGGCTATTCAGAAGAATGCAGCCCGACACTGATGGCCGGGGCGAGCGGACACAAAACGGCTGTGGTTCAAAAATTGGAGGACAGAGAAAATGAGACCTGATACCCTGTCGAAGCTGGCTGTATCTGTTGCGATTTGCGCGGCGGCTGCCGGCAGCGTTGCCGTTGGGTTGGCGAACAGCCGGATCAACGACTTGGAAACCCAGCGGGATATTTACAAATCCCGTGCGGAGGACTGGGAAGAAACAGCCGGAGTTGTCGCCCAGTATGCAGACGATCTGGCGGATGAGTTGAAAATCAGAGATAGGCTGGATGAGAAGCTGCTTGTCGAGTATGCAGGGGTTTTCGAGTGTACCGCATACTGCACCGAGAAATACCAGCACATCTGCGGCACAGGAACAGGAATCACGGCCAGCGGGCAGCCGATCCAGGCGGACGTGACGGTGGCGGCAGACCAAACACTTCTCCCCTATGGGACGGTTTTGTACATAGAGGGCGTGGGCATCCGCATTGTGCAGGACAAGGGCGCAGGCGTACAGGGACGGCGTCTTGACATCGCTGTTGCCGGGACGCATGAGGACGCCTTGAAGTGGGATGGATACGGCAACCATAGGGTGTGGGTCGTTGAAGGGTCGGATGGTGACGAATGAGAGTCGGTTGCTACTGTATGGACTGCATGGAGGGCATGGCGCAGTTTCCGAATGATTTCTTTGATCTCGCGGTTGTTGGCCCGCCGTATTTCAGCGGGCCGGAGCGCCGGGGCTACTATGGTTCAAAGGTCAGCAGGATAGGCGTCCACCGCGATTATCCCGTTTCTCCAAAGTGGGATGTTCCCGGGAAGGAATATTTCGATGAGCTGCTTCGGGTGAGCCACCATTACATCGTGTGGGGGTGCAACTACTTTGACTACCAATTCGCGCCCGGGCGTATCGTCTGGGACAAGTGCAACGCTAACACGAGCTTTTCGGACTGTGAGATCGCAGCGACAAATCTGTTTTCGTCGGTTCGACTGTTCAGATTCATGTGGAACGGAATGATGCAGGGAAAAAGCATCGCCGAAGGCTATATCATGCAGGGCAACAAAGCTCTGAATGAAAAGAGAATCCACCCGACTCAAAAGCCGGTGGCGCTGTACGACTGGATATTCCGGGAGTATGCAGCTCCGGGACAGAGAGTCCTCGACACACATCTTGGGAGCGGGAGTAGCAGAATTGCCGCATACAACGCGAGTCTTGAATTCACGGGATTTGAAATCAGTTCGGAATATTACAGCCTGCAGGAAAAGCGTTTTCAAGAATACACCGCCCAGCAGGATATGTTTCATCTTTGTTTGTCGGAAAGGGGAGAAACGGTATGAGCAAAGCTGTCCTTATCAGCATTCGTCCAGAGTGGTGTAAGAAAATTGCAGGCGGGCAGAAGACCGTGGAAATCCGTAAAACAGCACCAAACCTGAAAAAGCCGTTCAAGTGCTACATCTACTGCACCAAGAGCACACACTTTGTTGATATTCCCGGCGTGAAAGAAAGTGACCTCATGCCGGCTGACGGAAAAGTCATCGGCGAGTTTACTTGCTACAGTACCACGATCATCTGCCATGCAGGGACGACGGGGAGCGGGGCTTTGCCCAAGCTGCACATTATTGGGCCAGGGCCGGGATTGCAGTATAAGTCTGCAACTGACCTGCTCAAAGCGGCTTGCATGAGCGAAGAAGCGGCGGAAGAATATCTCAAGGGTGGCAGCGGGTTCGGCTGGGACGTCTCAGACCTCAGAATTTATGGTAGGCCGCACGAATTGTGCGAGTTTACAGGTCTCCGAAAAACAAGATTCGGCATGGAGCCGGTGAAACTCGACCGCCCGCCGCAGAGCTGGCGTTATATAGAAATGGAGGAGCTGGGCAATGACGGAAGAGTGGAGAGTGACCGAAGATGAAATTCCCCGATAAAAAATATTCCGTTATCTATGCAGACCCGCCATGGAGCTACCGCCAGCACGGAACCGGCCTGAAAAGCCGAGGCAACGCAGAACAGCACTATCGCACAATGGATGTTGATAGCATCTGCGCGTTGCCGGTTCGTCGGCTTGCAGGGGGGGGGGATGCGCCCTGTTCATGTGGGCCACGTTTCCAACCATCCAAGATGCACTTCGGGTAATGGAAGCATGGGGATTTGCTTATAAAACCGCCGTCTTCGTTTGGATCAAGAAATATAAATCGGGCGGGAATTTTTACGGCATGGGCGCATACACTCGCGCAAATGCGGAGGTGTGCTTGCTGGGAGTAACGCCGGGATTCAAGGCAAAAGAAATGGTCAAAAGCCATTCGGTGCATCAGGTGATCGAATCGCCGATACAGGCACACAGCGTAAAGCCGGATGAAGCCCGCCGCCGAATCGTTGAATTGCTGGGAGATGTGCCTCGTATTGAATTGTTTGCCCGCCAGCACGCGCCGGGATGGGATGCGTGGGGCGATGAACTTGAATAGCGGGAGATAAACATGAAAGTCAAAAGAACAGAAAAAATCAAGGTCGATCTGTTTCGTGTCGGGGACATCATCTCGTTCAAGCTGAACAATGGTGAAAAGATGCAGATGACGGCAGTTAAGGACGAGCCGGACGGCATGATCTTCTGTTCAGTGGATTGTCTGGCAGAGGAAAGCTGCATGAATGAGAGCGGTTCCAGCTCTGGCGGATGGAATGAATCCGATCTGCGGGCAAAGCTGAACGGTGAAATTCTCGACCGATTCCCCAAGAAGATCAAGAAGTTGTTGACGCCGTTTGCAAACGGCGATCTGCTCCGTATCCCGACAGAAAAGGAAATCTTCGGGGAGAACAAATGTGGTGAGAATGAGACGGGTGTTGAGCAGTGGAAGCCCATGAAACAGCGGAGAAACCGAATTGCTTTTCGGGGTTTGGACGGTGAATGGGAATGGTACTGGCTCCAAAATCGGGCGCAGAACTCGGAAACCCTTTTCGCGGATGCCTACAGCACCGGCGATGCGGACTGCAGCTTTGCCCGCTCAACCGGTGGCGTTCGTCCCGTCGTCAAGATCAAGAATCCCATATCCGCACCCGCTTGTCAGGTGCGAGACAATGAAGACGAGCAAGAAAGTTGAGGTGAAAAGTATGGACGGACTGATTAAAGCTCTTGACGCGGTTCTGCTTTTGCTGGCTGATGCGCTCTAGACGGCGATTTTGCTGCTGGCGCCTGCTGCGCTGGTGAAGCTCTGCTGGGCGTACCTGTTTGTATGAGGCTGGCCGGGATGAAGACGTATGAAATTGTCCTGAAAGGCTATGGCAGAGGGCTGCCTGCATGGTTGGCATACCGGGTCAAGGCAGCGTCGGCAGAAGAGGCCGTTTGCAAGGCGAAGAAGCAAGCCGCAGAACACTACATAGAATTTGAATGGTTTGAAGTTCAATCCATCGGAGAGGTGCGCACATGAAAATTACAGCGATTGCCAAAGTAATCAAAGACCGTGGCTCCTGCCGCCTGTATAGGGTGCATGGATCGGACGGCCTTGAAACGAAGTTCTACATCGGCACAAATTCTGAAATCTACTCGCTGGAAGGTTTCCCTAGGCCGCGGAGCGAAGCGGAGGTTATGACGATGCTCGGGATCGAAAAAAAGAAATGGGAAGATGTGATATATACCGCATACGACTGCAACGCCATTACGGACGTCTGTGGTCTGAACCTCGAAGATGCTGTTCAGAATGAGGTTGAATGCAAAACCAGCTATATCAACCTGAACGTCGGCGGGGAACTTCTCATGGGACTGACGGACCCGAACGAAAAGACCATAGATTTCATCGCCGCCAGCAAGTTGGTTCCCGTTATGGACGAGATCAAGAAAAGCGACTATACCAATTACTGCTTGCGCCGTGCAGCGAACGGCTCCCGGTACTATGTTATCCGGGACGGAATGATCGTGCGGGCGGCACTTCTTACCATCAATCTGTCCGGCAATTTGCTGGAAACGCTGCAGAAGATGGTGAACATGGCTCGGGCAACGGCACAGCTGTGCAAGACGGAGGATAAAGAGACGGAATGATTTTAGCGAAAGAGGCAATCGAGAAAGCTGTCAACTGGTGGGCGGAGAAGATACTCGAAGATCGGCCGCACAGCAATGGAGATGACAGCTTCACTTCCATTACTGCGTGTCTCCTTGCTGACATGGGGCGAAAGAACGTAACATCGGATCAAGCGGATACGTTCAAAAAAGCCTTGGCAAAACGCATGACGGAATACGCGGAAAGCGGGAGGTTCAACCACTTCTCCATTATGAGCGATTACGGTCCGTGCGGGATGCTGATCGATGCTGCCAATGAAGCGGGCATCAGTGCCGCAAACTTCCCGTTCAAGACAACGATGTTTGTTACGGAAAAAGATGGCATTATTGTACGCGATGGCTATGGTGCGCCGGCTGTCAAGCTGTGGGGGTAATGTCATGGGCAAGAAAAAGAACGCGCCGGCAGAAATCGAGAAAGTCACCATAACCATGAGCCGCCCGGTGTCCGAGGCAGTAGCGAAAGCCTGCGAGATGTACCTTCGTTTGCACATGGGACAGTTTGAAGACCTGACAGACGAACTCTGCATGGCAAGGTTCTATGCTGCTCTGGAAAACGATTCGTTTACCAGCAAAGAAGAGCACGATGAAATTTTCAACATCTCGATTGACCGCAGGAACATCATGCAGGAGGAAGTGGACAGGCTGTACAAGAGATACGTTCTTTCCGCCCCGCTTGATTACTGCATGAGAATCCCGTACCGGGCAGAACAGGTCTGGCTTGCAATCCGCCACGCTCTGGCATGGCACGACAACCCGAAGGGAGACTACACGGTTCAGTACGACAAGCCGCTCAATCGTTCGGATCAGCCGCAGCCGATGGCGCAGCTGTACGAGGCACCCACCGAGGGAAAGTCTGTCTGTGATGGCAAGTGTGCAAAGTGTAGGAGATGCTGATATGAGAAAGAACGGCGCGATGTTCATCTGCAACCGCTGCCGCAAGCAGGTATTTGCAGAGCGGATCGACGACGGAAAGTATGACAGCAAACCGCTGGACGGATGAGCACTTGATTGCGAAAGAATCTGTGGCGTTGGCGATCTGTGCCCGGACTGCTTCAAAGCGTACCGGGAGGCAATGGATGGATTCTGGAATGGTGGAAAGCATGGGACCTGAAAAAATTTGCTGTAACTGCCGCTGGCACGAAAGCTATACCTGGGTTTGCTTCAATGGCCTGTCGCTGAACTGCACCGATGTCACCGACGTTGAGGACAGCTGCGAACACTGGGAAAAGCGGACGGACGAAAACGGCATTGAAGACTACGAGGTAAACTGAAATGACTACAGCTTGAAGTCGTCTCCAGAGAACAAGCAAGCCCGTCGTAAAATTGCCGCCCTGACGAGGCGGCAAGGGGCTTGTATACCGAGGATAAACTAAGGGACGCGGGAGCAGCGGCTTGCTTAAAGTTTGCTTAGAGCTTGATTAGAAGCAGCCGTTCCCGTGACGGGGGTACAGGGGGAACCCCCTGTATTGTCTCCCCGCGGCAGTAGAGCGTAACGGACAGCAGAGCTTGCCGGAGCGGGGGCGGGGGCAAGCATAGAAGTACACGGGCGGCGGGCGGTTTGGCCTTTATTCAGCAAATTGGACGTTTACGGGAAGGAGGACGTAGTGGGTATGGGCAGCGGCTTTTATGTCAGAGAACAGAAATACATCTGCGGCAAAAATTATGCCACTGCGCCCACCATGCAGGCGGAGTTTTTCGAGGTTTCCGAGAAAGAGCATAAGGCCAGTACCCGGCGGAAGAAAGAACTCGCCACCAGTCTGGCGAAGGAAGCCTACAACCTCCGCAAATCTGGCCGCTATCTCATTCTACTGGTAAATACGAACTTCCGGCCCGGTGATTTTTCGGTTACATACACCTACGATGACGAACATCATCCTGCGCCAAATGACCTTGCCCGGGCTGACCGGGATTTCTCCAATGCAATCAAGAAGCTGTACCGCCTTTGTGACAAACAGGGCATCCAGCGTCCAAAGTGGGTCGTGGTGACGGAGTATTGCACCGTAGACCCGGTGACAGGTGAAGTCTTGGGACGGCACCATCACCATGTCATTATGACGCACCCGGCGGGGCTGACCCGGGAAATGGTGGAACAGGCGTGGAATGGCCGGGGTATGGCCCGGTGTGAGCCTCTGCACTTTGACCACAACAGTGTGGAGAGCCTTGCCCGGTATATCGTGAAGAACCGCCGCTGCAAACGGCACTGGCGGCAGAGCCACGGCCTGCAGCCGCCCAAAATGCCCCGCCCGAATGACGGCAAAATGAGCCGCTCAAAACTGAAAGATGTGTGCGAAAATTGTCTGGAAGACCGGGCGTACTGGGAAAGGATGTACCCGGGATATACCTTGCATCGGTGCGAAGTAATCATTACGGGCAATTCGACCCGTCATCTGATCGTGAGCTTATACCGCAAGGGGTTGTCCAAGAACAAAAACAGGAGGAACCAGCCGTGAGCACAAGACTGGAACTGGAAGACCTGCCGCCTCGATACCGTGCCCAAGCGGAGAAGCAAATAGCCGACCGCCACGCAAGGAAAGCCCCGGCGGGGGCGGTATCGCTGGAAGCTGCCGCCAAGACTGCCGGGGAGATCGGCAAGACCTTCGAGAGCAAGGGCGAGTATGATTTTTACATTGGCACAGTGTTGCCGGGCATCCAGTCCGGCAGGATCATCAAGGCAACGCCGCACGTTGCCTTTCCTTTGCTGCCTGCAAAGGATTTCTGCGCTGTCCATCTCCCGGCGGCAAGGTATACGGCGGATTATGTGCTGGAATATGCCGACGGAACGGTGGAAGTGGTGGAAATTAAGTCAAAATTCACCCGGCGGGCGCAGAGGGACTACATCTACCGCCGCAGGCTGTTTGTTGACCTGATTGCAGAGCCGCGGGGCTATGTGTTCCGGGAAATCATCACCCCGGACACGAAAAACGAGATCAAAGAATGGAAACGTCTGGCTGAACAGGCGGGAAAGGAATCATCATGGGCAAAAGCAGAGCAAGAGTGCCGTCGTACTACCGGCAGAGCATCCAGAATGCTGTAAATCGGCAGATCAACCTTGGCCGCACCAAAACGGCGGCATCACTGAACCGGGAGGCTATCGGGCAGGTCGTGTCATACTGCTTTGTGGCAGCAGCACACGACATTCTGGATTTTGATGCAGGAAAGGCGGCTGTGCTGACCGTCAAGATGAACAATGCGGCGGAACGGTACACGCTGGATCGGGACAAACGAGGGGCACGGAAAGCCCGCATTGCGCTGGAAGACCGCACCACGCCGCTGATGGTTGAGCGGTTCTTACTCCCGGCGGGCAAGCTGGGCAAGACGGCCAATGAGCGGGAAATCCTTGCCGAACGCCGGGATGCTGCCGACATGGTGGCCCGGTATTGCGTGGAAGCTCTGCACGACATGAGCTATACCGTGGTGCAGATCGCCGCTGTCATGCAGGAGACCCGCTCCAACTTCGAGCAGTTCCTTGGATGGTCCGAAGATGGCGAGATGGTAGCTTACGAGAAGCTACGCCGTGTGGTGGAGGACATCTACGGCGTGGGGGCTATGGTCGAGCGGGTAAACGGACAAGGCCCCATCTTTGGCACTGAATTTTGATTTTTCGGGAGGCAGAGCATGAAGACACACGAGGCGGAAGCAATTCTGAAATACTGCGCAGACATTCCACGTCGGCTTTCGATTATCCGCCGCCAGTGTGCCGCTCTGGACGACGAAGTGGACACCCTGAAAGGCATCAACATGGACGGTATGCCCGGCGGAGGGCGGCCCGGGGACAGCACCGCGGCGATGGCCTGCAAGATGGATGATCTGGGCATTGGCGACAGGCTGCGCAGTCTGGAACGTCAGCAGGCTCTTTTGAAGTCCGATGAGGCTTTGATCCGGGGACAAATTGACCGCCTGGACAGTGTCCACAATCTGATCCTGACAGAATACTACATCGGCCACAAAAAATGGGCAGAAGTGCAGGTCGATGCGGGATACAGCATCCAGCATTTGAAACGGCTTCGAAACGTGGCTTTGCTGGCCTTTGGCCGAGGCATGGAACGGCTGCCCGAGTGCCCCGCCTTATTATCACGCGCGTATAACGTGCGCGAGACCCTGCCCAGGGCGGACGCATGGGTTGAGGGCGATATTCTCCTATAAGGGAAAGCGACCATCAGAGCCTCACGCAAATGCGCTTCCGCAAATTGTGTCCACCCGGCGCAGAAAAACAAACACGACTACCCGGAAATGTGGAAAAGTTGGCAAGAAATACCCGGCGGGCTGTGCGGCCTGCCGGGTTTTGTGAAATCTGAAATTTTGGAGGGCAAATTTATGTGCAAATGGTGTGACAATCCGAGGTGTACGATCACAAAAAAGCAGGTTCTCGAACGTGGGCCGATTCTGCAAAGCATCGCAGAGAGCATGATGCGCCCGGCTGACGAGGAACACCCTGCGACGTACAGCTTCAAGGGGGTGCCGTGTTTTAACAGCGTAAGCGCACTTATCCCGGATGAAGACGATGAAAACCCTCATGCTTATTTGCAGTTCGTGTTTGACGAGGACGAGGGAACGCCGGATGGGTGGGAATGCACAGAGGTTGCATACCCGCTGACCTGGAAGACCGAGAAGGAAATGCAGAAAATAATCTTGGGAGAACAAGCATAAAATTGAGAAAGCCCGTCAGGTCATCGACCCGGCGGGCTTTTCGTTACTCTGTGGGGACGGTAAAGGTTATGTCAACCATTTGCGTGGATGGGGTTTCGGTGATGGTGAAGGTGCGGACACCGTGTTCGTCTTCGCTGCTGGACACGGTGACTTCATCGGGAGAAAGACCGTGCATCATGCAATATTCTAGCTTCACGGCAGCTTCTGCCTGCTGTACGTTCTGATCCAGCTGGAATTGCTCCACGGCAGGGGTGTAGCTTTTTAAAAAGTCGTGCTTCAGTTGGTCAATAACCGATTGGGCTTCCGGGAGAATGTGGCTCATTGCTTGTCCTCCTTTTCGTTGGGTGCGTTGCGCTTGAGGATGATCTGCGGAGCATCGGGGGCGGATCCCTGCTCTTTGGCATACCGGGCAATTTCATCCGGCAGCCCGACAGGGAAACCGTTCTCGTCAAGTGGTCCATCGTACCCGGTGAAGTCCACGATATGCACGGCGGGCGGCTCGGGAATCAGCTTGTAGTATCTGCCGTCCTCGTAGTTCTGATCCGTGACCCGGTTCCAGTAGCCAATGTCGCCGTGCTCTTCCTGGGCGGCTTCCATTGCGTCCTTGGCCTGTTCTTCGGTCAATCCGTCGAAGGCCAGGCGGGAACCGTCTGCAAAGGCGGCAACCAGCCGCCACGGGGCAAAAAATTCGGTTTCATCCATGAAAATGCTCCATTTCGTGCGGTTTTCGTAAATGAGTTGAAGTTTTGACAACGACCTGGGCTTCATCCTCTGCGGCTCCGTGCTCCACGGCATACCGGGCGATTTTTTCCGGCAGGCCAGCAGGAAAACCGTTTGCATCCACCGGGCCGTCATACCCTGCGAGATCGACGACGTGGAGCGTGGGCAAATCGGGCAAAAGCTGGTAATACTGACCGTCAACATAATTCATGTCGGTGACATGATCCCACCAGGATATTTCACCGTGTTCGTTGCTTGCGGCTTCCATTGCGCTGCGGGCCTGCTCTTCGGTAGAACCGCCGAACGTGAGCCGGGAACCGTCAGAAAAGGCGGCAACCACGCACCAGGGATAAAAAGTCTGCATTTCGTTCATAGAAGCACCTCCGCTCAAAGAACCATAAAAAAACCGCTCCAATCAATGACCTTGCCGCACTCTGGGCAAACATCGGGCATATCGCCCGTTTCGTGGTTGCACTCAAGTTCTGCACCGCAGGACTCGCAGACAACAAGCCCGTTGTCGAGCATAATAGCCTTAGAATCGTTCTTCATAAAAAGCCTCCGTTTCGTTAATGAAAGTATAGCATGAAATGCCCCGGCAGGGAACCGGGATAAAGAATCAATGAGCGATTCCGCCGATAAGGTTTCGTTTCTCAAGAAACAGCGCGATGGGATCGGTGATTGTGATGTATGCGTGGGTATTCCAACCGTCTTGAACAATCTTCACGGTATAAGAATCACCACCATTGCGCTTGATCCACGAAACAAGGGTCTGAACACGATCCGGGAAGCAACGGGGATGCTGATACATCCGCATATCAAGTCGGTAAAGGTAGCCGGGAAGAATAAGCACATCGGCGGGAAACTCGTCATAGTTCGTTGAAACATTGAGCAAATGCTGAATGTGGCCGCCATCTTTGCAGACAAGCAGTTCCATGATATATTTGGGAATTTTCATCTATAACGCTCCTTTTCGTTTTCGTGTGGCCCTTTCGGGCTGGGGCGGGGCCGCTTTCGCGCGGTGCGGCCCTGCTGGGGTGTCCGCTGTTTTCGTTATTCGTTACCGTCCAGAAACTCCATGACCCGGTGTGCGGCATACTTGCCAGCGTCGTTTAACTGCCGCTGCCATGCGCCGTTGCGGGGCGACCAGTGGAAACCGTTGTGCTTGAGTACGTCGCGGGTTTCGTCGTCGGGCTTGCCGGGAAAGATAAGCTGAACCCGCATGGACTCCTGATCCTCTTTGTAGGTGTAACCGTCGCGTTCGTCCTCCACCGGGGCGGCAGCCTTGGCGGCCTCGATCTTTGCGATTCGTGCTTGCACCCGCTTGATGGTGGCTTTGCTACTCGTCAGTTCGTAGGTGGGAAACGGCTTGCCGTGGAACGCCAGCGGGGAGCCGTCGCCGTTCCGCCCGCCTGCCATGTAAACGCCAGGCTTCGTGATCCAGGCAAGCGTCTTTTCGGGGATACCCTCGAAACCATCCAGCGTCTTGTGCTTGCGGTAGTATGCGTTGGCGGAGATCATCAATTCGTGTCCGGCTTCCAGACCTGCCAGCTTGGCCTGCAGGAAGTCCAGCACTTCGGGATCGGAGTCTTTCACGGCCAGGGTGTGCGCTCTCTTGAGCTGGTCGAGATAGTGTTCAGCCTTGCGCCAGTTCTCCCGGTTGGCCTCAAATGCTTTGATCTGCTTCTCTTTCTTCCGCACGGGGAAGTTGCCAGCGCCGCAGATCATCACGCTGGGGCAGCGCGTGCCGATCTCGTTTTCCTTATTGGTGGCCTCCGCAAGCGTCTTGGCGTAACGGTCGAACAGGTATTCGGCCCGCTCTTTCTGCTCTTCGGTGAAGCACTTGGCCTTGACCTGCTCCAAGATGGCGGCGGCCTGGGCCACCTGGGCCTCGTACTCCCTCGTTGCGCTGCCCTTGTCGTAGTCGCTCCAAGAGCGCATTTTGTGAGAGAGGCGGGCGGTGTTTTCGTTGATCGTGTAAGTTGCCATAATATAAAATCCTCCGTTTCGTTTTCGTGGTTCGTTATGCCTTGCGGCTGGGATCGGGTCGCTTTACGGTGCGGCCCGTCAAGGCGTCCGGCCTGGGGTCAATCGAGTTGCTGATAACAAAACGCTTGGTAGCCCATCCGGGCAAGTGCGTCTGTCATTGCTTCGGCGTTGCGGCTCCGGGCGTTCGCTTGGCCGTTCGTGTTGGGGCGGAACACAAACCGCTTCTTGCCGAACAGGCTCCATGTAAAGCAGCCTGTCCCGGCCTCCTGCGCGGCCTGCTCCACGAGTGCTTCTTTCCACCTGGGGAGCAGAAGAGAGGCCGCATCAAAGTTGCACGCGCCGCCGTCCTCTGGGTCGTCGTCCTCGACGGTGCGCCCAGCAGCGAGTGCGGCTTTCAGATCGTCGCGGAGTTTGGCATACTTCCCGGTGAGGGGCTTTGCGGCGGCCTGCTGGGGCTTGGGCGCGGTGAGCTTGTGGAGCAGTTCGGAGTACAGGCGGCGCGCGGTGTCGATGTCCTCCACCTCGTCGCTCTCGATCTCGTCACCGTTGCCCCAGACCGCCGCAATCTCGAAATGGCCTGCGGTGATCTCCGCCACGTCAACGATGATCGGACGGCCTGCGCTGTCGGGGCCGCAGTAATGGAGATCGGCGGTGTGCTGGTGGGTCAACTGGTATGCAGTCATCATGGTTATAAAGCCTCCTGTGTTCGTTTCGTTATGCCCCGGCGGGGCTGGGCCTGGGCTGCTTTGTGCGGTGCAACCCTGGCAGAGTGTCCACGGGCGGTCAACCCAGAAGAGCGGAGGCGGCAGCCTGCCACGTCGGAAAGCTCCAAAATTCGCTCTTGTAGTGGTTCGTGTTCAAGCCGTCCAGGTGGGCGACGACGCAAAGGCTGGTGACGTGGTTCCATCCCTAGACCGTGTAGCCTGCGGCCTCTAGGCGGTGAATGGCGGCGAGTTCTGCGCGATGGCGCTGGCGGATTTTTTTGGGAATCATTGTAACAGCTCCTTTTTGCTTTTGTATGGCCCGTGTGGGCTGGGGCGGGGCCGCTTTCGTGCGGTGCGGCCCTGCTGGGGTGTCCGCTGCTGTGGTTCAAATGCTGGCCGCTGCTTCCAGGGGAGAAGCCTTTTTGACCTGCTCCATCTTGTCAAGGTTGAGCGTCTTTGCCTTTTCCACGTCAAAGTATTTGACGAGATAAGAAGCACATTCCGCTTTCGTGCGGCCACACATTCCGGCGGGAAGAGCCAGCAGGCCGCACCGGGATTCGTAAATATCCCAGCGTTTGAAGTCCTTGCACTTGGAGAAGAAAAACGTAAACCCGGCATACTCTGCACGGTAGCCAGAGCGCAGGCGGCGGAAATTTCCGCTTCCGTTGCGCATGAGGGCTTCAAAAAGTTCCGGTTTGTTGCTGACCTTTACCGGGCTTTTTTCTTCCTTGATTTCGCCAAGGGCTACAAGGTTCCGCCGTGCGGCGGCCTGATCCGGGCCGCAGGTGCTTGCCTTGCGCTTCAAAATGTCGATGATAGCGGCGGTGAGTTCGTCGGTGTGGGCGGTGTCCTCTCGAACCAACTTCATAATCTGCTTAATCTGGCCAACGCCGCAGGGGAAAAAGCCGGGGTTTAGTTCTATGTAGTTCTGGGGGTTGTTGTGCAGGGTGATCTTGATGGTGTCCGGCGGTGTTACGTTGCGGGCCTTTTTCGTGGCAGGCTTGGGAGCCTCTACAAGTTCGGGCAACTCGTGGTGTTCTTCCACAGCCACGACGACGCGGGCGGCTGCCTGCTGCGCTGCCTGCCGTGCCTCTGTTGTAACGTCCTGGGCGATTGCTTCCGCGGCGGTCTTGATGGCGGCGGATACTCTTGCGGCGCGCCGCTGCTCTGCCAGCATCTTGTTATAGGCCTTGATCTCGTCGATGCTCTTAAAGCGGCCAGCGGGGGCGGGCTTGCTGCTTTCAACCTGTAAGCAACTGAACATATACGACGTGGTGGGATAGTAGTGGGGACGTGCCTTTGCCTCTTCCCCTGCGGCCTCTGCCGCCTTGATCTGGGCCTTGCTGGGCTTGTCGGTGTACTTCCACAGCGGGCAGGTAAACAGGGCCTTTTCTCCCCTCTTCACGCTCTTACCGTTCTGCTTCCAGAATCCAAAAGTATGAATCTGGGCGGCGGCCAGCTCGTCGAGGCCATCCGGGATATGCTCGACGGCGTGGGCGATCTGCTCCGGGGTGTATGCCGCGGCGGCGATCTCGTGCCGCTGGGCGGGGGTCAAGTGCGCTTGCACGCTCTTCAAAATGATCTCTTCGTTGGTCATGGTGTAAACCTCCTGTGCTTTTAGTTGTGGTTCGTCCCGGCGGGGCCGGGTAGATGGGGCGGGGCTGCTTTACGGTGCAACCCTGCTAGAGTATCCGGCGGGGGTCAAAGGTCGGTTTTCCGCGATCCGTCGGCGGTGTGCTGCCACACGTCCACGGAATAACCGACGCGGCGGAGTTGGTCGGCCAACTGGCGCGCTCGGCCGGCGGTGTTGGCCCAGGTGGTGAGCGGTAAACCCCGCTTGCAATAAACGATCTGGTAACGCATTGCCTGCACCTCCTGTTAGTCGTCCACGTCGTCGCAGTCGTGGCAAAACAGAGCGTCAACAACTCTGTCATCGGTGAAGTCGTCCGGGGTGTCGTTGTCCTCTACAACGAGCTGCACCCGGTCATAAATACGCAGATTGGTTTTTGCATCGACGGTAAAAAACCAGTCGCAGCCGTCGCCCAGGTCGGTGCACCAGACTTGCGCGCCGTCGCCGTCGGCGTACATCCCCAGCACTTGAGCGGGGACAATGTAGCGGCCCAGGGGGCCGGGGGTGTAGGGGCAGGCGGCAGCGGTGCGGGGCGCACCTGCCAGCATTGCGGCGGCCAGAGCCGCGGCGGTGATGATCTTTTTCAGTTTGCGCATTGTAAAACCTCCTGTGTTGTGATTGATGTTCGACTTTCTCCCGGCTGTTGCCGGGGTGGTGGGATCGGGTCGCTTTACGGTGCGGCCCGTCAAGGCGTCCGGCGCGGATCAGGCGACAGCATCGGCGGCACAAAAGCTGTGCGGGATTTCGGCGGCGACCTTTTCCAGCGTGTCGCAGTCGGTGTGATAGGATGGCTCCATATCGCCGGTGATCCGGTCGGTATGGTAGAAAGTCACCTGCCAGCCGCCCGGGGTGCGGGTGCTGGGGGCTACAATGATCTGCCGCCCGGGGTAGGTGTACCGGGTGACGGTGTAGCGCCGCACCTGGGAGATAATCGCGGCGGTGCGGGCTGCAAGGGTGCGTGCAAACTCGCAATCTTCGCAGTCATCGAAAAAGAGTTCTGCCGGGTCGCCGCTTACGACGGGCAGCGGGTCCAGATTGTAGTATTTCATTGTGCGGCCTCCTGTTGATGGGTGAATGTTCGGCGGCGGGTTACGCCTGCTTTGCCTGCCAGCGGGCCAGCAGAGCGGCCCAGATGATCCGGCGAGTGCGGGGCGAGAGTTCAAAAAAATGCTTGTTCATGTGCGTTTCTCCTGTTCGCTGTTGTTTTGCTTGCGACCCTGTACCGTGCCGCTCGCTGTGGCTACACTGTACCACGACACCCGGCGAAATGTCAAGCCCTGTACCGTGCAATCTACTTTTTGCACAAAACCTGTACCGTGCTTTTGTGCAATTTGGCACTGTACAGGGCGGCGGCGGGGGTGATATTATATATTTATAAAATAAAAGCAGGGGTAAAATTATGGCTATATCTGCAAAAAAACGACTGACAAACGACAAATACAACGCAAAATGCACGCAAATAAATATAAAGCCTCTCTCTCAAGAGGCGGCGGCAATCAAGGCGGCAGCAGCAGCCAGCGGCCAGAGCTTGCAAGGGTATATTTTGCAAGCCGTGCGCGCCAGGATGCAGGCAGAGGGGCAGCCGCTCACCGTGGGCGATCCGTCCGGCCCGGAATCCGTGAACGGCCAAAACTGTGGGGAAGAAGGGGGATTATAGGGGGGTTACTGGGGAGGCTATAACTCACTAAGTTCTAGCCCTACACCTAGAGCACTACCCGGTAAAGTGGAGAATCTGACCCCTCCGGCAAACGGCAAAATGCCCCCCGCCGTGGCCCTGCCGGATCAGCAGCAGACCAGCACCGACGACACAAGCCCAGAGCGACACGCGCACCACCTGCGCCGCCGCCCTGGGCTTTTTCTTTTTGCCCTGGCCGCGCTCGACGTGGGCGGCCTGCCCGATGAGCAGCGGACCGCCCGCCCGATCGCCTGCCCGGCCTGCTCCTTCCAGCAGGACCCCGCTGCCGCCCTGATGACCCCGCCGCCCTGCTGCCCGCACACCTGCCAGACCTACCGACAACGCCAGCCGCCAGCCCGCCAGCACCCCGCCGCCAGCCCAACGCCAGAGGGGTCAGATTCTCCACCTAACGGGATATGGCTTTAGGCTTAGGGCTTAGACCTAGAGAGATAGAACTCGCCTTATCTATCCCCCTGCCCCCTTCCTTCTCCGGCCTGGCCTCGGCCCTCTCCGGCACCGCGGCCGCCCCGATGAGGAAGGTACTGCCCCCCGGGGGCGGGGCGAATGCGGGTTCGAAAGCCCCAAAAGTTTTCTAGGTGTCAATTTTTTTGAAGGGCTTCCCCCCCTCCGGCCCGAAAAATAAGGGTGGGGGTCAAAAATCACAAAAAAGCCTGATGAACACAGGCGATTATGTGCATTGACGGCACATGGATACTATGCCATAATAAAAATAACGCAAAATTGAAAGGAGCGTTTATAAATGATGTTCAAAATACCGGGGGGGGGGTAAGAGATTCGTAGCTCTTGCCGCCACAGTTGCTTGTTGTGTCTTTATGGTGGGCTGCGGGTTGAAAAATCCAGCAAAGGCACCATTCAGCAGCACGGATTGTAAAAAGCTGTCTTTGGAAGATGCCATCTCTGAATTGCAGACTGCTGGCTTTACTGAAATAACAACGGAAGAAGTTGAAACGGTCTCGTTGTCTAAAAATGACAAGGTGGAAAGCATTACCATTGACGGTGAGGACAATTATAAAAAAGATCAGGCATGGGAAAGCAATGTTCCAGTTGAAATCACTTCGTACAAGCTAAAGCAGTTCCCCGTGGAAATGAATGTGGAGACAAATGGAGAAAGTGATGCCCCTATATTTGTTGTTCATACCAATTTGCCAGAGGGTGCAACACTGCGATTTAGCTTAGTAGGAAATGACTTTAAGAAAAGCGAAACGGTTAAAGTGCAAAATGGAACAGCAGAAAGCAATGACGCATTTCATGGAAGCAGGCCGTTGCAGGGAGAATACGTTTTCACCGTCACAATGGACATGAAAGACCAGCTTTGGAACGGCGTATCTAACGAAGTTGGAATTGAGGGCGAATGCCTTACAGGAGAACTGGTTAGAAAAAAAGACGGTTCAAATGCGCAGTATGTTTATCTGGAGTATCCATACACGACCATAAGTGAAGAAAGCGAATCTTCCCATCAAATTTCAGAGAATGAGATGACAGCATTGCTTGAAAATGCTTTAGAGCGTGGTTTTGGCTCTGACTATCAACTGGAAAAGGACGATTCGGGGTATACAATTTATATCTGGTCGGATGGTAATGCGATGTGCGCTACGCTGGCGAAGTCAGGAAATGCGACACAGAAAAATGCGTGGAAGAATATTGTATCGACAACAGTTGAAGCGTCCAAGACCATACAGGATAAATTAGTAGAAAACGGGTATGGCGACTATGTATCGGTAATAAACATCCTGAACGATGTGGATCACGACCATGTTTTGTGTACAGCGGCGATGGGTGCGCTGCTGTATGACTGTACAGAATGATGTTTCGATTTTGTTGAGATTAACAGAATCGCCTTAAAAACCATCTTGCCGCTCTTGGCATCGGTATCCATACGTTTACTGTTTCCACTTCTTTGCCATTGCAGTGCTGGTGATCCTGTACGTTTTGCAGATGGCGCATGGAACGCCCGGAGCGGATGGACAGCTTATTGAAACGGTGGCAAGTAGTGTGTGTTCATAGAATGTTTACATTTACAAGCCCCGAAACAGCCTTTTGGGGCAAAAGATGAGACACTATGAGACGTTTTTAGTGGTATAATTGGTACAGTGGATTTATAGAAGAAGCCCCACGGTGGAAGCACGAGGGGCTTTTCTCATATCCGGGTGTGCCGCAGGACCGGCGGCACCACATAGATGCTCTGTCAGACTTTTTGTCTGGCAGGGCATTTTTTATTGCTCGAAAACGGAGGGGTCATAAATGGCAAGGCGAAGCGATGAGCGAGAGGCCGCCCGCGCTGAGTACATGGCCCGGAAGAAAAAGGGCGGCGAAGTCAATCTCCGGCAGCTGGCGGATGATCTGCACCTCAAGTACGATACTGTCCGGCGGTGGAAGTCGAAAGACAGGTGGGATACTCCCACCGGCAGGAAGCCCGGCGGACAGCCGGGGAACCAGAACGCCGCGGGCAACTCCGGCGGCGGGGCACCGGCGGGCAACCTGAACGCTGAAAAAGATGGCGCCTATTCGAGAATCTTCTTTGATAAGCTCACCCCGGCGGAACAGGGGACCTTTGACGATGCACCCCGGAACGGCGTGGAAGCACTGCAGCATGAGATGGGTCTTCTCAAACTGCGGGAGTTGAAGATTCTGGAAAAGATCAAAGAGTACGAGGACATGGACCCGGACACGCTGATAACATCCAGCGTACTGGATATGCGTGTTCCGGGCAAGGTCGGCAAGACGGGCAAAAAGGAAGACGGCAAGGTACAGACAATGGGGATGTACAGCCGTGATACCCCCTTTGCCCGTATTCTGAAATTGCAGGATGCTTTGTACAAAACGCAGGGCCGCATTGCCGCTGTTGCCGGTGCGCTGCGGGCGGCGGAAGAAGCCGACCGCCGCATGGAGCTGGAACGCCAGCGGTTAGAGCTGCTGCGGATCAGAGCAACGGGCGAAGTGCCGGAGGGCGGTGACGAAGATGGCCCTATACACCAGTAAGGCCGTGGCGGAAGTGCTGGGCGTAACGGAACGCTGGGTGCGGGAGCTGCGGGACGAGGGTGTGCTGTCTGAGGAACGGCCCGGCATCTTCAACATGAAAACCGTCGTCAAACAGTATCTCACCTATAAGATCGGCAACAAGGACGATTCATCCCGTCTCACGGCTGCCCGGGCGGACCGGGAAGAAACCAGGGGCAAGATTGAGAAAATGAAGATGGAGGAAGCCCAAGGCGACCTGCACCGCACCGAAGATGTGGAGCGGGGTCTGAAAGCTATCTTTGCCAATTTCAAGAACCGTCTGGAAACCATCCCGACCAAGTACGCCAAGACCATGGCGCAGCTCACAGACCCGGTGGAGGCTCACGACATCCTGCAAAAAGCGGTGGAGGAAGCCCTCATTGAGTTAAGCAACCCGGATGTTGCACTGGCCGAGCCAGAGAAGGAGCCGGAAGATGAGCAGGAAGAATAAATGCCGGGGCTGCGTATGGGGCACCCGGCTGAACGAAATCACGGCATTCTGCCCATTCCGGCAGTGCGTCAAAAAGGGAGGCGGGAGCCATGGCGATGATCCATCTGGAACCGCAGACATTGGAGATGTTCAGCCGGGCACTGGACGGGCTGAAACCGCCCCCGAACCTGTCACTGAGCCAGTGGGCGGATAAATACCGAAAGCTCTCTGCTGAGGCTTCTGCCTCGCAAGGGCAGTGGAACACGGACGCTGCGCCGTTCCAGCGGGAGATCATGGATGCTATCGGAGATGTTCACATCCGCAAGGTGGTTGCCATGATGTGTGCGCAGGCCGGGAAGACCGAGGGTCTGATCCTGAACACCATCGGTTTTTACATGAGCTACCACCCGGCATCCATCATGGTGATGCAGCCCACGGTGAATCTGGGCGAGTCCTTCTCGAAAGACCGCCTGACCCCGATGCTGCGAGATACGCCGGCACTCCGGGGTCTGGTGAACACCAAGAGCAGATACTCCGGCAACACCATCTCGAAAAAGAATTTCCCCGGCGGAATGCTGGTCATCGTGGGAGCCAATGCCCCCACAGACTTGCGCAGCCGCCCCATCAAAGTGCTGCTGGCAGACGAGGTGGACGCTTACAAGGCCAGCGCGGGCAAAGAAGGCGACCCGGTCATGCTGGCCGAGGAACGCCAGACGACCTTTTGGGACTACAAAACGGTCATGGTGTCCACCCCGACCACAAAAGCTGCCAGCCGCATTCTGGACGAGTTCAACAACTCCACGCAAGAAGAATGGACGGTGCCTTGCCCGAACTGCGGATTTTATCAGCCTCTTGTGTGGGAAAACATGGTGTTCGACAAAGACAAGTGGCCGGACGGCGGTGTGCAGTACCGCTGCGCCGAGTGCGGCTGTCTGGACAACGAATACCGCTGGAAGAAAGGCAGCGTAAAGGGCAAGTGGGTGCCGGAGCACCCGGAACGGTCCGTGCGTGGCTTCCACATGAACAAGATGGGGTCCACGCTCTGCGGGTGGGACGAGATCGTGACAAAATTCATTGCCGCCGATCTGGACGCTGCCCGCGGCGATTACGAGAAGATGCAGGTCTTCGTGAACACGAACCTTGGGCTGCCATGGGAAGAGCCGGGCGAAACCGTGGAATCCGCCGCTCTGATCGACCGTCGGGAGTTCTACGAGGCCGAAGTGCCCGACGGCGTGATCTACCTGACCGCCGGTGTCGATACGCAGGACAACCGCTTCGAGATCGAAGTGGTGGGCTGGGGCATCGGCAAAGAAAGCTGGGGCATCCGCTACCAGCGCATTTTCGGTGACTTGAAGCGCGGCCAGATATGGGCAGACCTGGACGAGTTTCTATCTCAGACGTGGAAAAAGAAGGACGGTACAGAGCTGTCCCTCCGCTCTGTCTGCATGGACAGCGGCGGACATTTCCCAGATCAGGTCATTCGATTCTGCAAAGAGCGGGAAGACCGCCACATCTGGGCAATCAAAGGCCGCGGCGGTATGGATGTTCCGTACATCCGCAACCCGACCAAGAACAACCGGGTCAAAGGTGAGCTGTTCACGCTGGGCGTTGACACGGGCAAGAACCATGTTCTTGCCCGGCTCAAAGTGCTTATCAAGGGGCCGAACTACTGCCACTTCCCGGCGGCAGAGGATGCAGGCTATGACGAGAACTATTTCAAGATGCTGACCGCAGAGCATAAAGTGACCCGCTGGAAAGGCGGGCGCAAGGTGGAACGGTGGGAACTGAAAGACCCGGCGCAAAAGCGCAATGAGGCTTTCGATGTTCGGAACTATGCGACGGCGGCACTGGAAATCTCGAACCCGCAAGGTCTGGAAGTGCCCGGCGAGGAAACCGCCCGCCCTGCAAAGCAGCAGCACCAGTACCGAAGAAGAAGATCGGGAGGAATCTAACCGATGGCAGTTATTTCAAAAGAGGCCGCACAGCGGCATTTGGAAATGTGGCTGGAAGCGGAAGCAGCTGTTTCCACAGGCCAGAGCTACCAGATCGAGCAGATGCAGCTTAACCGGGCCAGCTTAAAGCAGATTCGGGAAACTATCATCTTCTGGGAAAACAAGGTGGCCGAGGCAGAGCGGGAAGAGCGCAACCGGGGCAGGAACCGTATGTATCACTTCTCGCCCCATGACGTGTAAGGTGGTGAAACCATGGCAAACATTCTGGATAAAGCAATCGCGGCAATCTCCCCCGAAAAGGGGTATCGCCGCGCCATGGCCCGTACTGCCCTGTCCGTCTTGAACAACGGCACGGGATATGGAAACTATGGTGCATCCCGCACATCCCGCTCTATGCGAAGCTGGCGCGTCGGCGGCGGCAGCGCAAAGGAAGACATTGAGGATAACCTCGAAACCCTGCGCAAACGGAGCCGGGATGCTTATATGGGCATTCCGCTTGCCACGGGTGCCATCAAGACGCTGCGCACCAATGTGGTGGGCAGCGGGCTGGTGCCCACGCCGCAGGTGGATGCCGACTATCTCCATCTGACCGAAGAAAAAGCCGACCAGCTGCAAGCGCAGATTGCAAGAGAGTTTAGCCTTTGGGCGGACAGTACGGCTTGTGATGCAAGCGGAATGGATAACTTCTGGCGTTTGCAGACCTTGGCGTTCACCAGCTTCCTGATGAACGGAGATGTGTTTGCCGCAGTTCAGTTTCGGGAGCGTCCGCACTGGCCGTATGCGCTGCAGCTGCGCTTGATCGAAGCAGACCAGGTGTGCAGCCCTGATCGCACAGATCATCTGGCTCCCGGAAAGGTGAACGGCAAGAGCGTGTTTCAGATCGTGCAGGGAGTGGAGACCAACGAGGCGGGAGAAATCGTTGCCTACTGGGTAGCCAATCGACACCCGTTGGAATACGAAAACCCGGTGCCGCTGCAGTGGACCCGAGTGGAAGCGCATGACCCGGAGACCGGGGAACCGAACATTCTGTGTGTTACACAGAGAGAACGTGCCGGGCAGCGGCGCGGCGTTCCACTGCTGGCTCCCGCACTGCCCACGTTGAAGCAGATGGGAAGATACACGGACGCAGAGCTTTCCGCTGCAATCGTTTCGTCCTGCGCTACCCTGTTCATCCAGAGAGATGGGCAGAGCGATATAGCTCCCTTCGGAGAAGACACGCCCGAAAAAGCGGACAACCCGGATACTCCTGCCGATGAGCTGGCAATCAACCTCAGCCCGGCGGCGGTGTTTGACCTTGCCCCGGGCGAAAAAGCAAACCTGATCGACCCGAAGCACCCGACCACCACCTACGACGGTTTTATGATGGCGATGTCAAATCAGGTGGCGACGAGCGTAGAAATCCCGTCGGAGGTGCTGTACAAAAAGTTTTCGTCCAACTACTCCGCCAGCCGCGGAGCATTGAACGAGTTCTGGCGCACCTGCGGAACGCTGCGGGACAGCTTTGCAGACGATTTCTGCCAGCCGACCTACGAAAAGTGGTTTGCCGAGGCGGTGGCCCGCGGGCGTATCAATGCCCCGGGATTCTTTGATGATCCGACGGTGGCGAAAGCCTACATGGGCTGCACATGGAATGGCCCGGCCAGGACAAACTTGGACGCAAAGAAAGAAATCGAGGCGGCAATCCTGCGCATGGACAAGGGCATCAGCACTGCCGAGCAGGAAACGGCGCAGATGACCGGCGGAAGCTGGCGGGCGAATATGCGCCAGCGCAAGTCCGAAATGGAGAAAATAAAGGAGGTAGGGTGCGATGGGCAAACCCAGTTCCAAGACGACCCCGAAGACGACAAATAACAAATTCTGGAAGTTCTGCAATCTGGCTGACAGCCAGAAAGCGGAGCTTTTTCTTTACGGCGACATTTCCGAAACAAGCTGGTGGGGCGATGAAGTTACCCCGAAACAGTTTGCGGACGATCTCGCCGCTCTGGGCGATGTGACCGAAATCACCGTGTACATCAACTCTGGCGGCGGTGACGTGTTTGCGGCTCAGGCCATTGGCAATCAGCTGGAACGCAATGCTGCCACTGTGACCGCACACATCGACGGCCTGTGCGCCAGTGCGGCCACTATCGTTGCCTGCCACGCCGACAAGGTGGTGGCAGCAGCGGACAGCACCTACATGGTCCACCCGGTGAGTATGGGAATCTGTGGCTACCTGACGGCGGCTGAGATGCGGGATTATCTGAAAGCATTGGACACTACCAGAGAGAGCATTGTTTCCCTGTACGCCAAGAAGACCGGCCACGATGCAGACGAGTGCGCAAAGTGGATGGATGAAACAAACTGGTGGACGGCAGACGAAGCCAAGGAAAATGGCTTTGTGGATGAGGTGGACGATGCCAAGGAAGACACTGTGGTGGAGAATCGCAACGGTATCCTGTTCGTCAACTCCATCGGCACCCACCTGCCTTTCAACGAGGCACCCGAATTTGTCAGAAACCGGGCAAAGGAAAAAAAGCCTGCTGCCCGGCTTAAAAATAAAACCCCGGCGGAACTGCCGGGACACAACGACCATGGGGAGGTAAAAAACATGGAAATCAAGACCGTTGATGATCTCCGCAAGGCGTACCCCGATATGGTGGCACAGATCGAGAATGACGCTGCCACTACCGAGCGTACCCGCATCAAGGAGATCGAGGATAGCACCCTTCCCGGTGCTGAGGACGAGGCAAACGAGGCAAAGTTTGTGAAGCCTGTGGATTCTGCGGCATTTGCCAAGGCGGTGATCGCCAACATGAAGGCAAAGCAGAACGCTCAGGGCAAGGACTATCTGGACAAGGCGAAGAGGTCTGCCCAGAACTCCGGCGCAAACGACATCCAGAATCCACCCCCTGCGGACCCGAAGCCGGAAGACGCACAGGAAAAGGGCCTGATGAACGCAATCCACAAGATGAACGGTGTAAAGTAAGGAGGACAAGGTTATGAGCATGGATCTGGAAAGAAAGACCTATTCCACCACCCCGGAGCATTTCATTGCCGGCACGAACATCGGCATCGCCAAGGCCACCAAAAAGGCCGGCGCAGCAGTTGAGGTACACGCCCCGGTACTGCTGGCCGATGGCAAGGTGAAGCCCATCGCCAAGGTGGACGGCAGCAATCCGCTGTCCGTTACTGGACTGTACGGCATCACCGCAGACAGTGCGGCGGCAAACGAGGAAGTGCCCATCTATCTGACGGGTGAGTTTTTCGCTGACAGTCTGGCACTGCCGGAGGGCGTGAAAGCAGCAGACGTGGAAGTTGCCCTGCGCAATCTGGGCATCTTCCTGAAGTGATAGGAGGTAACAACTATGGCTAACGAAATCAGCATCTATGAGCCTCGGTGTCTGGCCGAGGTCGTGCGCACCACTCCCCCGGTGCGCACTTTCTTCCTGGACAACTATTTCACCAACGTCAAGACCTTTGCCACCAAGAGCGTGGACATCGACGTTGTGAAGGGCGACCGCCGCATGGCTTCCTTCGTGCATCCCCTGGTCGGCGGCCAGGTACTCAAGAATGAGGGCTATCAGACTGAGAGCTTTACTCCGCCCCTGATTAACCCTCTGACCGTCACCACCGCAAACGATGCCCTGGAGCGTATGCCCGGGGAGGACCTGTATTCCGGCATGACCCCCGAAGAGCGTGCCGCCAAGCAGCTGATCGAGGACTACCAGCGTCTGAACGATGCTGCTACCCGCCGCGAGGAGTGGATGGCAGTGCGCACCATCATGGACGGCCAGATTCCTGTTGTCGGACCCGGCGTGAACAAGGTAATCGACTTCGGCTTTACCAACAAGGTGAAGCTTGACGGCACGAAGAAATGGGGTGCAGCTGCCGCCAAGCCTCTGGATAATCTGGAAGACTGGGTGGATCAGGTGCTGGAAAACGGCTTTGCCAATGTGGATCACGTTGTCATGGGCAAGACTGCCCTGCGCAACTTCCTGGCTGACACCAACGTGCAGAATATGCTGGACAACCGCCGCATCGAACTGGGCATTATCAACCCCAAGGACCTGCCCAATGGCGCGCGCTACATCGGCCACCTGAGCAAGCCCAGTCTGGATATTTACACCTACGGTGAGGTTTATCTGGACGACTGGACCGATCCTTCTGCCCCCGTTACCAAGCGGCTGGTGGATGACAACAAGATCGCTCTGCTGCCCTCTAACCCCAACTTCATGCGTGCTTACGGTCTGACTTCCTACATCGACGATACCAAGCGCACCATCACCGCCCAGACCAACCGTCTGCTGCGCACCTATGTGAAGCACGGCCCCGACCGCATGATCCTCGAACTGCAGACCCGCCCGCTGACCATCCCGGACAAGGTGGACAGCTGGCTGGTTGCTGAGGTGTGCTAAGACTATGCTGGACGTGGATGAAGAGTACGGTACGCCAAGCGACCCGAAGCCGCTGCCGACGTTCAAGGACCGGGTGGCACTGGATGTGCAGAACGTCTTCTTTAACCTGAATGAATTTGCAGAGAAGCGATTTGTGGACGGTAAAGAGATGGTCTGCATCACCCAGCACCCGGGCGTTGGTGAACGTGCAGCACACTGGGAGGGCGGTGCAAAACAGAGCTTCGACCAAGGTATGTACAAGGCTGATCTGCTCCTGTTCGTCAAACAGGAAGAGTACGGCCCAATGCCGAAGAACGACAAGCTCATAACGCTGGACAAGAAGCGGGATTACAAAATTAAATCCTGCTCCCTGAAAGCTGGCGTGTACCGCATGGAGCTTGAGAGGGTGAGGTAAATGGCGTATTTCAAAACTGGGTACGATGCTTCCACCATGACGGTTTCCGTCAACGATGAGGAAGTTTACCGGGCACTCGGCGTTCTGGCAGATAAGGCACCGGCGGCGTTGAAGGTGGCTGTCAATACCACCGCACGTCAGACAAGAAAACTCATGCTGCAGGAAGTCAAGAACCGGTACGACCTCAATGCTGCCGGAAAGCGCATGATCGAAGACCTGCGCCAGCGTCAGAAAGCGACCAACCGCCGCCCTGCGGCGATCCTTGCCATCATGAAGAACGATCCCGGCGCATTCCGGGCAGACTTGGGCTATTTCCGAACCAGTCCCACGAAACCCTACATGGGACCGTCTGTCCGACATGCGCCGCCGTTCTTTCAGGCGCATGTCCTGAAAGGCAGCCCGATGATAGACCTCGGCGGAACCAGCGCAAAGAGCAAAGGTTTCCTTGTGAGGTTTAAGTCGGGGCACGTCGGCATGGTGCAGCGTCAGCTCGGTGTACCTGCGGATAAGGACTACACGGAGAGCGGAAAGAAACGCTGGAAACCAAACGAGAAGCTGGCAACGCTGTCCAGCCCTTCCGGCTCTGCCATGCACCATACCGTGTGGGAGATGCAGGAGCAGACGGTGGAGCAGATGCTGCAGCAGAACACGGAATGCCGTGTGCGGCAGCTGATCGCCAATGCCAAGAGAAAGGGCGTGATCTGATATGGCGGAGAAAATCGCTGGATATACCAGCGAGATGTGCCAGCAGGCTATGATCGACGAGCTGAAAGAACTGTTTCGGGATATGAAGTTCAACGGGCAGGAAAGCCCGAAGTCCTTGCAGGTCTTCAAGCAGTTTCTGCCGATCCAGACCAATGACGACGATGATGTGGACACAAACGATTCCATGTACCCCTGCATCATCGTGATCGAGACCAGCGGTGAGCAGAACAATGAGCAGGACCCGCAGCTTGTGCTGATCCAGCTCGTGATCTGCTGCTATGACCGTGGGATAGACCGACAGGGGTATGTAGATACCGTGAACATCAAGGAAACCATCATGCAGCACTTCAAGCGCAAGCCTGTCTTTGGCGGTGCGTTTGAAGTGGCGTATCCTCGCAAGTGGGAGCTTTCCGACGATGACATGGATTACTACTACTGGGGAATCGTGAATCTCGTTTGCAAGACCCCCAACGGTCTGAGAAATGAAGAAGTGGAGGCTCTGATATGAGTGACGAAAAGAAAACCGCTGCCGCAGTGGACAAGGCTCCGGCGGTGCAGGCTGTTGCCTACTGCGGCCCGACCATCAAGGGCGTTGCACCGCAGTACACCGTTTTTGTTGACGGCATTCCCGAAAAGCTGGCCGAGATCGCAGAGGAACACCCGGTCGTGAAAGCTCTGATCGTTCCTCGTGAAAAACTCGCAGAGATGCGGGCGAAAGTGGAGCAGAACGGCACCCGGGAGAACCTTCTCTACCAGAACGCCGTTTCTGTGCTGTGATAGGAGGATGAAACAATGGCTACTTCTCATGGCTTCAACCTGACCGAAGCGACCACCAGCATTTCCGCGCCGGTACAGGTAAGCTCCGGCCTGCAGGTTATCGTGGGCACTGCGCCCGTCAACCAGCTGGCAGACCCGGAAGCAGCGGTGAATACCCCGCTGTACCTCAGCACCTACAAGGAGGCTGTGGCTGCTGTGGGCTGGTCTGACGACTTTGCAAAGTACACTCTGTGCGAGGCGATCAGCGCAAACTTTCAGGTGATGGGCACGGCTCCCATTGTCGTTATCAACGTGCTGGACCCCGGAAAGCATACCACCCCGCTGGATGCTACCACCGTTCAGGTCAACGACGGCGTGGCGCAGATCGACAAGACGGGCCTTCTGCTGAAAAAGCTGGTCGTCAAGAAGGACACCACAGCTCTGACCGAGGGAACGGATTACATCGCCACCTTCAACGACGACGGTACTGTGAACATCGCCCTGCTCGACGATGGCAAGGGCAAGGATGCAACCACGCTGAGCGTTTCCGGCTCCATTCTGGACCCGACCAAGGTGACCGCCGCCGACATCGTGGGCGGCGTAAGCACTGCCACCGGGGAGGAAACTGGACTTGAGGTGGTCCGTCAGGTCTACCCAAAGTTTGGCAAGGTGCCTGGCATCCTGCTGGCACCCCGCTTCTCCAAGGATGCACTGGTGTGCGCTGCTCTGCAGGCCAAGTGCCGGAAGATCAACGGTGTTTTCAATGCCGTTTGCTACATCGACCTCGATTGTGGCACTTCCGGCGCAAAGAAGTACACCGACGTGGCGGGACAGAAGACGAAGCAGACCGCAACCTCCCGTGAGGCATACGCTCTGTGGCTGTTCTGCAAGGTGGGCGATACTGTGTACAGCGGCAGCACCATGGCGGCGGCGGCCACCGTGTATAACGACGGCCAGAACAACGACTGCCCCAATGCAAGCCCCTCCAACGTCACCGTACCCATCTCTGCCGCCTGCCTGGAAGATGGCACCGAGATGCTGCTGGATCAGGAGCAGGGCACCTTCCTGAACGATCAGGGCATTGCAACCTTTATCCGTTCCAGCAGCGACTTCGTGATCTGGGGCAACGAGACGGCCTGCTACCCGAAGAACACGGACCCCAAGGACATGTTCCTGTGTGTCCGTCGCTTCTTCAACCATGCGTGGACCAGCTTTGTGCTGGACAACATGGGCAAGCTGGACAAGCCCATGAACCCGAAGCGGCTGCAGAGCATCATCGACAGCGAGAACATGAAGGGCAGCACCTACGTCTCCAACGGTGTCTGCGCCAGCTACCGCATGGTGGCCGACACGGAGAAGAACACCGAAGCAGAACTGGTGGCGGGCCACTACCACTTCTGGATGTACTGCACTCCGTTCCCGCCCATGAAGCAGGTCAACAACACGATGGAGTATGAATCTTCCTCCCTCGTGACCGCTCTGAACCTGTAATAGGAGGATATGAACCATGAGCCTGAACATTTCGAGCGATCTCGTCCCGCAGGTCGTTAATAACTATAACGCCTACACCGGGGACGACAAGATGATTGGTCTGGCGGGTGAAGTGACTCTGCCCAAGATCAAGAACAAAACCACTACTGTGAACGGCATGGGCATCGGCGGCGACGTTGACAGCCCGGTGCCGGGCCAGTTCGAGAGCATGGAAGCAACGCTGACTTGGAACACCCTGTACAGCTATGCAACCAAAATGCTGCACCCCGGAAAGTCTGTCCAGATCACCCTGCGTGCAGCCATGCAGAACGAAAACAAGAACGGCGGCTATTCCTACAAGGGCCTGCGCATCGTGCTGGGCGGCAAGCCGAAAGAGCTTGACCCCGGCAAGCTGAAGCGGGCATCCACCATGGATAGCTCCACTACGCTGGAAGTGACCCGCTATCTGGTGGAGATTGACGGCGTGACCGTCATTGACATCGACAAGTATGCTGGCAGCTACCATGTGGACGGCGAGGACATCCTTGCCGAAGTGAACGCTCTGATTTAATAAGAGGATGATTTCAGCCGCTCCGTGTGGGGCGGCTGATTTTTCAAGGAAAGGAAACATCGAGATGGGTAATCTTACTGTGAAATTCGCAAAGCCTTATAAGTTCGAGGGAGCCGAGTACGACGAAGTGGACCTGTCCGGCATGGACGGTATGACGATCCAGGATATGATCGACATCCAGAAGAAGCTGGCGGGCGAGATCGCAACGCTGGCAGCAGTGGAGGCCACCACCTCTTTTGCGCAGGAAGTGGCAACCAAGGCCAGCGGCAAACCCGTTGAGTTCTTCAAGCTCATGCCCCGTGCAAAGATCAAGCAGGTGCAGACGGCAATCCTGAACAACCTGAACGCGAAAGTCAAGAACGACCCCAAAACCCACGTTGTAAAGTTCGACAACGCCTACACCTACAACGGCGACGGCAAAGAGGACATCAAGGGCAAGGCCTTTGAATCTGTGGACCTTTCCGGCGTAGGTGAGCTGAACACCATGAGCGAATCCATGGCGGAAAACCGCATGGTAGCTGGCGGCTTCTCCCCGGTGAATACCGGCCGCAACTACCTGTACGTCTGCATCATCGCCAGCATGGGCACCGGCTACCCGGAGGATTTCTTCACTGGGCTGCCGCTGTGCGAGGCCGCAAAGCTGCGTGACGCTGTGGACGCTGATTTTTTCGAGTAAAAGGCGGAGCAAAGGCACTGCGAAAAGCAGCGATCCAGCTGTCCATTGCGACGCACTCTAACCTGACGGACTATCTTTCCATGCCAAGGAAGGACTTGATCGAACTGTGCCAGGAGGTGTCAGACGTATGGCGGGAAATGGGGCACTAGACCTCAGTATCCGAATCATGGGCAAGGTTGATCCTTCACTGGCACGAAGCATCAGCCAAGTAAAAGGACTGACCGGCTCTCTGACGGATGGGCTGAAAAGCACAAATTTTCTGGCGGGTACAGTGGCAAAAACACTGGGCGCAGTCGGAAAGACTGGCCTTGCGCTCGGCGCAACGCTGACAGGCAGTGTGCTGGTAGGCATGAAGCAGGTGACGAACGAAGCATCAAAGCTGGAAGCGCAGATGGCCCCGGTCGTGCGCTATGTGAACGGCCTGGCAGATGCCAGCGGTAAGGTGTCCGATGCGATAGCCGATAACGGGAAGACGTTCAAGCAGAACTACTCCGATATGGAGAACTACGTCCAGCGGCTTAGTATGGACATCCCCCGCACCACAGAGCAGCTTACGACTATGAGTGCTGCACTGGGTCAGTCCGGTAAGGACGTGACTGAGCAAACCCAGACTGGCATCCTCCGTGATACCGCTGTGGCAGCCACGGCAATGGATTTGGACGACAAGACCGCCGGTGACTACATGGCAAAGTGGGAGGTTGCTTTCACCAAGAGAGACTCTGAGGGCAACAAGACCAACTATAGCCATGATGATGTTATACGCCTGATGAACCAGATCAACTATCTGGGTGCTAATAACGCTACCACGGCGGCAGAGATTGCGTCCAGCGTGAACAAGTCGGCTTCCATCGGCCAGCTGGCTGGCGTTGATCCTTCGACCACGGCAGCTATTGCGACAGCGATGCAGGCCACAGGCGTTGACACGGAACGCACGGGCACCACGATTTCTAGAATCTATACCAACATCTCCAAGGGAAGCAGCGCAACCAAAGCCCAACAGGAAATGTGGGAGGAACTGGGATTCACAGCCACGGGCATTGCATCCTCCATGCAGAAAGACGGAACGGGAACCTTGATGAAGGTCTTCGGAGCCATCAACCAACTGCCGGACGAACGGAAAATTGCCGCACTGAATACGTTGTTTAACCAGTGGGCGGTTGAAGGCAGCGCAAAGGTTACAAACAACCTTGACCTGCTGATGAAAACGCTGTCCGAAGTGGGCGATGAATCTGCCTACTCCGGCAGTATGGAACGAGAATTTGCAATCAATACGGGAACGGAAGAAAGCCTGCGCACCATGCGGGACAATGCCAAAACCGTGCTGATGCAGGACCTCGGCGATTCTTTCCTGTCGGCGCAGAAAGAATTGACCCGGTTGCAGCTGGACATCTACAAGGGCATCGACGAAAACTTGCCGGACCTGTCCAATCTGGCAAACTCCATCCTGCCGCTGCTGCGCACGGCGGTTGAGGGCATCGGTGCGGCAGCGCAGTGGGCATTGCCGTGGATTCAGAAGGGCGTTGACTATCTTGCGAACAACGGCCCGCAAGCGGCGGGTGCCATTGCTGCAATTATTGCAGCGTTTGGAGCCATGAGCATGGCTCCTGCTGCATATAGCGCAGGAAGCACCGCACTGAGCGTGGTGAAGAACCTGACGATCGGCGGCAAGGCCAGCGGCGCACCCGGCGGACGATTCGGCGGAATCACCGTCGGCAACCTGATGGGACTGCTCAGCCCGACCAGCCTTTTCCAGAACACCGTTTCCGGCGGAAAGGGGCTGTGGAGCAACCGAGGAAATATCCTGCGATCTGCAAAAATGGGCGCATGGATGGCAAACAGCTCTGGACAGGGCGGCATTGCCGGACGGCTGAGTTCTTTGGCGGGCGGCGTGATCGGTGCCCTGAACTCGGACGCCCTGACGAGCGGAAAGAAAAAGCCCATGCAGGCTGTCGCCGGAAAAATCTTTGGGGCGGCGGGTTACATCAACAATGTGGCAAATATCCCGACCAATGCGATGAATGCCATGACCGCTGCGGCGAACCCAGCGGGCACGGCGACGGCGACCATCGGAAATGTCCTTGGTGCTGGCGCAAAGGCTGTCTTTGGCAAAGGCGGTCTAAACCTGACGGGCGGCATTGGTGCTGTGGCCGGAAAACTGGGCGGCGGCTTTATGTCGCTGCTTGGCACATTCGGCCCCGCCATCACGAGCCTGGGCACGATGGTTGCGGTGGTTTCTCTGCTGGGAGATCATTTCGAGGACGTTCGTACCATTGTCGGGCAGATTTTCGGCGAGGGCAGCCTTGCTGTATTTGATGCGTTCACCGGGAAGCTCTCGGGCATCGGCGACACGATAAAGCAGGTCTTCGGTCAGCTTACCACCCCGGAGGGTCTGCAGAGCATCCAAGAAAAGCTGTCCAATTTCAGCATCGGCGGTCTGAATCTCGGTGATGTGTTCGGTGCGGCGATGCCCGCCATCCAGACGGTTATGCCGCTGATCCAGTCCTTTGCGGGGGTGTTCAGCCAGATCGTAGACCTCGGTACGAACCACATCAAACCGCTGTTGGTTGAGGTGTTCGGCTTTGTTGTGAATCAGGGCATCCCGGCGGTCATGCCGCTGCTTTCTACCGTCGTCAGTCTGGTGGGTACGATTCTCGTAAATGCCATCAAGACGGTAATTGACGTGATCGGTAAGCTGCTGCCGGTGGTGGAGCCTGTGGTGCTGGGCATCATCGGGCTGGTGAAGGGCATTGTCAGCGTTGTCGTGAACGTGGTGAATGCAATCATCCGTACGCTGAACAAGATCAACTTCACGGTTCCCGATTGGGTGCCCGCTCTGGGCGGAAAGCAGTTCGGCTTCAACCTGACCGAAGTGACCCTGCCTAAGTTTGCAGACGGCGGCTTTACCAATGGGCCGTCTCTGGCTGGTGAGGCGGGAACCGAGGCCATTATCAGCTTCCGCCGCTCTCAGCGTGAGCAGAACATCGACACATGGATGCAGGCTGGCAAGATGCTGGGCGTTCCCATTGCATCGGCCATGTTCCAAGGGTCCGATTTTGGCGTGGCATTCCGGCGCACGACGGAACTTGCCAACTATGCGGCGGATGCACTGGAAGGTGCGGCCGCATCGGGCAATGCAACGGCACAGAAGGTGCTGGATAATTCCAGGGTGCAGCAGGCACTGAGCCTTGTCCGCAGGGCGGATGTTGCGCAGGCGCAGCTTGAGCGGCTGTCCAATCTGGATAACTACGACCTGAGCAACGTGACCTTGTTCCCGACGGCGGGCGATCCTGAGCTGACAAGGCAGAACCTTGCCATGATGGAGAACCTGCAGAACCGGCAGCAGGAAGTGAGCGTGCCGAACATTGGTGGTTCTGGCTCTTCCGGGCAGGGCGAAAGCTCCGGCGGCGGTGGCCACCAGAGAAGCTACACCAGTTCCAGCGGCAACACCTACGTTTACGCGCCGAACTTTGTGATCTACGGCAGCATGGATGCAAACGATCTGCGGTCTCTGCTGGATGAGGGCTACGAGAAGTTCTGCGAGTATGTGGAACGGTACGAACGTGAAAAGAGGCGCACACAGTATGGCACTTGATTACACAACGAAGTCCGGCGACACATGGGACCAAATTGCTTACAACGTGTACGGCAATGAGCTGAAAACCGACTGGCTGATGCAGGCAAACCCTGAGTATATCGAGATTACCCGGTTCGATTCCGGGCTGATACTGTCAACACCGGACCTCCCCGCTGAAAAGAGCGGCACCCTGCCGCCTTGGAAAGTAGGTGCCTGATATGTTGCTGACAGCAGTGAGACCCAAAGGAAGACAGGCCACGATCCTGCTGAAATATCAGAATAAGGACATTTCGGCGGAGATTGCCCCTGACATTGAAAGCTTTCGATATACGGATGTGGCTGCATCCCAAAGCGACAGCGTGAGCATTACGGTAAACGCCAGAGCCGAGAAGTGGAAAAACGACTGGATGCCGGAGAAGGGCGTGAAGCTCTATCCGACCATTGCCGTCAAGAACTGGAACATCGGCGGCGTTGGCAGCGGCTACCGGGATTACAGTGCCGAATGTGGCGCTTTTGTGCTGGACGATCTGAGATTTTCCAGCACCCCGGATACGCTGACGATGGGCGGCGTGGCAAAGCCGAACGACACCAGTTTCGGCGGACGAAACCGCACCTTCACATGGAAGAAAACCAGCGTGAAGAAGATTGCGGAGGAAATCGCCGGACGGTATGGGCTGGAATTGAAGTTCGACGGCGATGACCACGACATTGACGCAAAGGAGCAGGATGCCACTGACAGTGCGTTCCTGCAAGACCTCTGCGATACCTATGCGCTGGTTATCAAAGTATACGCGGAAAAGCTGTGGGTGTATGACCGGGAAAAGTACAAGGCCAAGGATGCTGCTTGGACGGTATACGAAGTGGCTCCACTTACGGACCCAACCGCTCTATGCGTGGAAGAGGGCAGTTTTAAGTGGAGCACAAAGCTGACCGGGACGTACACCGGCGGCGTGTACACCTATACCAACAAGCAAAAGAAGATCGACATCAACGTCAAGGTTGGCACTGAGGAACGGCAGTTGAAGCTATCCGGCAAGGTAAGCAGTGAGGCGGATGCAAAAGCCAGGCTGATCGCAAAGCTCAAAAACGCCAACCACGGCGCAACGACTATCAGTTTTACTGTTCCGGGCTACCCGGTGGGAGCATCCGCCCAGTGCATCAACGTGGTGGGCTTTGGGAAAATGGCCGGAAAATACTTCATCGACGAGATGGAGCACAGCTATTCTTCCTCCGGCGGCTACAAAACGCAGATCAAGGCAAGCAAGGTAGAGCAGGAGGAATTTGCATGAGTGAGTTCAGAATCGGCTATGTGAGTTCCATCGACTACGAGAATGGTTTGTGTGAAGTCCACTACCCGGATCGGGACGATACCGTGACCGAGAAAGTGCCGTTCGTTTCCAATCGGGAATACCGTATGCCGGAGGTGGAAGACCTCGTGGCGGTTCTGCACCCGGGAGACAGCCCGGAAGACGCTGTCGTGCTGGGTACGATCTGGAACGAAAAAATCAAACCGGCAGAGGGCAAGAAGGGGACCTACCGCAAGGAGTATTCCAACAAGAACGGACAGGCGTACCGAAAGTTCGATGCAGACGCAAAGGAACTGATGGATAAGGTGAAGGGAAAGAAAATCCTCGAAGCCGAAAGTCTGGAAATAAAAGTGGGCGGTGCAACGGTAACGGTGGGCAAAAGCGGGGCGGTTACGATCAACTCCCCGGCGGGGATCACCATCAAGGCCGCGGGAACCATGGAACTGTCTGCCGGCACAATCACGGCCAGTGCAGGAACGGTGAACATTACCGGCGGTGGTGGCGATGTGGTGGTGTCCGGCAAGTCCTTGGTAAACCACACGCACAAGGATAGCCTCTCCGGCGACACTACTCCGCCCGTGTAATGAGGTGCTGATATGTATGTGGGAATTTTCGGAGACGTGATATTCTCCGTGGGACGCCTGCGGACACTGACGCTCTCCAACTTCAAGGGGACTTCCGGCGCAAAGTGGGTGGACCATGAAGTGATCGGCAGAAAGGCAAAGTCGGAGTACATCGCTCCAAAGCTCATGGAGTATACCTGCGACATTCTGCTTGATGCCGACCACGGCGTGAATCCGAGGAAGATGCTGAATCGGTTGAAGCAGATGACGGAAAACGGAGAAGTCCATTATTTCATCATCGGCTTTGCCCCGTTGTCAAAAAACAGGTTCACCATTACCAGCATGAGCGACAGCTGGGGTGCTGTGATAAAGCATGGCCTGCTGGTGCAGTGCAAGGTGAACCTGACGATAAAGGAGTATGTGAGATGATCGACATCGGCAGCACGGTGCTTGCTCTGTCCGAAGACAGTGCAGCGCAGGAAGAAGTACAGGATGTTACCCGGTGCTTGCGCACGCTGTACTCAACCCCTCTTGGCAGTCAGGAGGGAGACCGAAGCCTTGGCATTGACCAAGGTGTTTTTCTTGATAAGCCCATGGAAGTGGCAAAGGCCCTGTATGTGCGGGAGGTAACGGAACGCACGGCAGAATTTGAACCCCGGGCACAGGTGGTGCGGGTGGATTGGATGGAAAGCAAACTGAAACAGGGCGAAGTGATCCCGAAGGTGGTGTACGAGCTTGTCTAAAATCAAAGAGTTTGAAAACATTCCCGAGATCGACATTGACGGGGCGGAAACGCTGGAAGGAGCGGTCGAGGACTGCAAAGCCCTATATGCAAAGTTCGACAAGGAGCTTGACGGAACTGAAAGCACCCCGCTGGCGCGATGCAATGAGGCGCGGCTTCTCCTGCTGACGCTGGCGCACCGCTCCCACCATGTGATCGAGTATGCGACGGCAGCCCTGAAAGCACAGCTGCTCCCTACCAGTACGGGCGCCAATCTGGACAACGTGGCTGCTCTGGTTGGAACGGAACGGCTGCAGGCTGGATGTGCCACGACGGTGCTGCGGTTTACCCTGTCCGCTGAAAGAACCAGCGCCACCAGCATCCCGGAGGGGGTGCAGGTGCGCACGGCGGATAAACGGTATTTCTACACGTCGGAGTATGCAGAGATTCCGGCTGGCGAGCTGACGGTAGACGTTCCGGCGGTGGCGGCGGATGCAGGCGCAGACAGCACCGGCATTGCGGCTGGCGAGGTCAACGTGCTGGTGGACCCGATTCCGTATGTTGCCTCCGTGACGAATGTGTCTGCTACCAGCGGAGGTACTGAAACGGAAAGTGACGATTCCCTTACAGAGCGGGCATATCTCGCCCCGTCCAACACGTCGGTAGCCGGGCCGCCCGATCTGTATGAGTATTTCACCAAGAGCTGGCGCAGCGATATTTCGGATACGAAGATCATCTGCGAGGATGGCTATACCATCTACATCTATTTCCTGCTGGCGAATGGCCGCCTGCCCACCGCGGAGGAATGCCGGGAGCTGGAACGGTATTTTGCGGAGGTAAAGAAACCGATGGGCGATCTGGTGGCCGGAACGCCCCCGGCGGAAGTGCCGTACAACATCGACCTGACCTATTACATTGCATCCAGCAATACAAAGAACGCTTCCACGATCCAGGCAAATGTGAAGCAGGCCGTGGAGAGCTACCAGACATGGCAGAGGAAGATCGGCAGGGATATTGACCCGGCAGAGCTTATCATGCGTGTCCGGGAGGCGGGAGCCAAACGCCCGCGCCTGACGGCCCCGGTGGATACAAAAGTATCTGAAATCCAAGTAGCGAAGATGGCAAGCTGCAACATCGTCTACGGAGGAATCGAGGATGATTAAACTCCAAGATACAGGTCTAATCGAGGGCCTGCCGCCCGGCATTGCAGAGCAGCATTGGGTGAAAGTGCTGGACGCAGTGTTCAGGGAGCGGCAAAAGAGGGAGCTGGAAGCGGTCCGCAAAGTCTTTGTATACACGGCCATTGATTCTGCCCCGGAGAACATTCTGGATATTCTGGCGGTGCAGTTCAAGGTGGACTGGTACAGGGATGATTACCCCATCGACACCAAGCGCAGAGTTATCAAGACGGCCATGGAAGTGCGGCGGTACTGCGGCACCGAGTGGGCAGTGAGACAGGCAGTCTCCGCAATCTATCCGAACTCGGAGATCGTGGAGTGGTACGACTACAACGGCACACCGGGACACTGGCGGCTCCGAGTGAATATCACAGAGAATGCCGACATTGCCTATTGCACCATCAAGAGGATGGAAAGCCTGCTGGGGTATGCAAAACGCTGCACTGCGCATTTGGAGCGGATATTATATACCGCAGCGCCTAAGGAAAAAGCAAATGCTTACATCGCCGCCGCTCCCAGCGGAACATTCCTCTCCGTCACCGCAAAAGTGCGTGGAAAGATAAAGCCTCAGAGCGGGACCGTTACAGCATTTGCCGCAGTCGCCCCGGCTGGAACCCGAACAGAAACAACGATCATAGTCAAAAGAATGGAGGAAAAGCCAGATGAGCTGGAATAACTCAGTTTACACTACCCTTGGCACGGCCATGCTCTCCGAAGCTTTGGCTGGTAAAGGTATGAACTTCACCCGCGCTGTAAGCGGCGCAGGCACGGTGGCCGCAGCAGAACTGAGCAATGCAACGGCAGTGACCGATCAGCGCCAGACGCTTGCCATCGCAAGCATCAAGAAAACTGGTGAAGACGAGGATGCCGTCCGCACCATCAAAATCCAGATCACCAATGCCGGGCTGACGCAGGGCTATGTGCTGCACCAGATCGGCATCTATGCTGAGCTGGTTGGCAGCAACAGCGACGCATTGGCGGTTATCTTGCAGGATGAACGCGGGATCGAGATCCCGTCCGAAACGGATAATGCCGATTTCGTCATGGAGTTTTACGCTGCGCTTGCCATCTCCGGCGCGGCGCAAATCGCCATCGCTGTCAATCCGAATGTCGTAGCTACTGAAAAGCGTGTGCGGGAGATGATTTCTGAACACGACAAAGACCCTAACGCCCATGTTGACGTAATCTCCGCCGCCCTGTCCGCGGCCGTCAAGAAGCTGGAGGACAGCGGTCAGATTATGGACGAGAAGGCCGCCAAGAAGTTCGTCCGCGAAATGCTCGACCAGTATGGAGCGGCCAAAGACATCTCCTTCGAGGACACCTACGAAACGGGAGCATCTAATCTTCAGGAGGCGCTGGACAAGGTGCTCGGCAGCACCTTGCCGAAGCTCACCGTCACCACGACCGCTGGCAGCTCGCTGACCATCACGGACGGCCAGAGCACCATCACCGGCACGGCTGACAGCGCAGGAAGCTTTACCGCCACACTGCCCCGGCTGGGCGAGTGGACGGTCACGGCCTCGCTGGCCGGTCTGACCACGGACGACACCGTCACGGTCGATGTCGTGGGCGGAAAGTACACGCTGACGCTGCCTTACTTTGCGGCCACGCTGAATGTAACCACTGCCCCGGACGCGGTGGTCACGGCAACTCTGTCTACCGGAAAGGCATATACCGCGACAGCGGACAGCAGCGGCAGCGCTACCGTGCGTATCAAACGGAGCGGCACTTACACGGTGCAGGCCACAAAGGGAGACGCCAAGAGCGATACGGCAGAAGTGGAAATCACGGAAAACGGCGAAGCCTACGCCGCCACTGTGCATTTTTGTGTGCTGACCCTGACCGCCCCCGTGGGAAGCACACTGACGGCCACCTGCGGCGACAGTACCATGACTGCTACAGTTACCGGTGATGGAGAAACGGGGACTGTAAAGCTGTATCCTCCGGTCCTTGGAACATGGAGTATCACTGCCACAAAGGACGACGAGGCCACCACCGAAACAGTAGCTGCTACAGCATACAAGGACTATGCCCTTGAGCTTGCCTACGTCCGCATTTATGGCGTTGTCTGGGACAAGACCAGCAAAACGACTCTGTCCCGCACGGATGATGCAGCGCTCTTTGCAGATCCTACCCCGGCGCTGAGCGGTAAAGGCGGAAACAGTCCTTTCGATAACTGCCTGCCGTGGAGCGGCATGGTCAAGGAAACGCGCACCGGCGGCGTGATGGTCAAAATTCCCAAGTTCTGGTTCAAGTGGACTGCCGAGGGCGGCAAGCTCAAGCTCCAGATTGCCGACCGTAAAGCAGCCGGATTCTCTGTCAGCCCGGCTCATGCCGACCGCGGCGACGGCAAAGGCGAGCGTGACTATGTTTATATCGGCAGGTACAAGTGCGCCAGCGACTATAAGAGCAAGAGCGGTGTAAGTCCCAAGACCAACATCACGCGCGACGCATTCCGCTCCGGCATCCACGCTTTGGGCAGTACGATTTGGCAGCAGGACTTTGCGATGTTCTGGACGATTCGGATGCTGTATTTGGTCGAGTTCGCGGACTGGGACGGTCAAAAAGTCATCGGCTTCAACTGCGGCAATGGCAGCAACGTGCAGACGATGGGTACGACTGACAGCATGACCTACCATACCGGCACCATGCAGAGCAGCCGAAGCACCTACGGCGTGGGTGTTCAGTATCGCTGGATTGAAGACCCGTGGGGCAACGCCTTGGAGTGGTGCGACGGCATCTACTTCAGCGGCAGCGGCGTCTACTGCATCAAGACCCCCGCAAATTTCTCCGACGGCTCCGGCGGAACAAAAGTCGGCTCCCGTCCTACGAGCGACGGATATATCAGCGACTGGAGCGTCCCGACCGCAAGCGGATTCGAGTATGCGCTCTATCCCTCTGCCGTCAACGGAAGCGAAATGACTTATATCGCCGATTACTGCAGCTACGACAGCAATGGCGTTGTTCTCTGCGTCGGCGGCTACTACTTCCAGAGCCGCGACCGCGGCCCGTTCTGCCTGGACGGCGACTGCGCGGCGTGGGACTCGTACTTCAGCATCGGCTCCCGACTCCAAGAACTCCCCTAAGGGGACTGGGGGCCGAAGCCCCCAGAAACTGCTCCTGAGCTGATGCCACCGGAGAAAACGAAAGCCAAAAGAATAGACATCCTGCGCCGTCGCAAATAGGCGGCGGCGCAGATTTTTTACTGGGATTGCCTGCGCCTTGGGGCCGGTTCCGTGTGTTTCGGGCTGGTGCCTGCCGATTACTGCAACTACGACAGCAATGGCGTTGTTCTCTACGTCGGCGGCAACTACAACCAGAACCGCAACCACGGCCCGTTCTACCTGAACGGCAACTACGCGGCGTGGAACTCGAACACCAACATCGGCTCCCGACTCCTTGTTGAAACAAGACATTTCCGCATTTTTGGCGCAGACTTTCGCACACCACTTGGTGAAGATTTTGTCATAGGGATATGGGCTAGTAGGCAGTTGCTCGAAAACCCGTAAGACAAACAAGGAAATGAAAGAAGGGATGTGCAATGCCCCACAGGGCTGGTTACATCATGGAGAATATTGCGGCTGAGGATAACATCCGGCTTGCAATCCTGAACGTCAACGCTGCGCACTCAAAGCGAGGCGTATGTCGATGGGTAGAGCGTACTCTTGACGAAAGAGTGGCCGACCTGCGGCGGATGGTTCAAGACCCCTGCTGGACTGCAAATCCGCCCCGCAAGTTTGCGTTCTACGACAAGAGCGCCGGGAAATGGAGGGATGAGGTATGCGAGCCACCTATCTGGCCTGACCAGTATATCCACCACATGATTGTACAGGCCTTGGAGCCTGTCCTCATGCGCGGCATGGACTACTGGTGCTGCGGGAGCATTCCGGGCAGAGGAATCAGCCACGGAATGCGTGGCATAAAGCGATGGCTCAGAGAGGACAAGAAGGGAACGCGGTATGCGGCAGAGCTTGACATCAAGAGCTTCTATAAAAGCATCAAGCCGAAATATGTTATCCGCTGGATGGCGACAAAAATCAAAGACAAGCGCGCTCTGTGCCTAATTTGGGCCGTCATCAAAGACGGTATAAAAATCGGCTACTATATCAGTCAGTGGATGGCAAATGCCATGCTGCAACCGCTCGACCATCTTATCCGAGAGAGAACCGAAGTGTCTCACAACCTGCGTTATATCGACAACATCACACTTTTTGCGAGCAGCAAGCGCAAGCTGCACCGCGCCGTAAAAGCCATCAGTGACTGGCTGGGCGGCGTAGAACTGCAGCTGAAGGATAATTGGCAGGTGTACAAAGTCGATACCCGTATGGTGACGGCCCTCGGCTATCGCTATGACCACGAAAAGACCCTGCTCCGAAAGCGAAACCTGCTGAGACTCAAGCGTCAACTGGCCCGGGCGTATAAGCGTCTCGACCGCGGACGGCCCATTGCAGTGAGCATGGCCGCAGGGCTGCTATCCCGTATCGGGCAGCTCAAGCACTGCGACGCACAAAACCTGCGCCGGAGACTTGTAAGGCCCGGATTTGTAAAAATTTTGAAAGCCGTTGTGCGGAAGCACAGCAGAGAAAGGAGTCTGAAACAATGGAACAGATCATCCAGTACGATTTCGGCGTGATGTGCCTTAGCGGCATCGAGCGCCAGACTCTCCGCGTCAAGTCCACCGATGGCCCCTGCGACCTTACCCCGGGACGATTTTACACTGTGACCGAGCATTACCCTGACATGACCGTGGAGCACAGCTTCCGCATTGAGCGGATGATGAAAGAGGACACAGACCGGGAGGGCCACACTTACCGCTGGTATGTACTGGCCGAGCACAATACCAGCACCGACCGTTCTCCGGCCGCTCTTATGCTTGGCAAGCAGAATGCTGCCAACCTTGACTACCTGAGCATGATGTCCGGCATCGACCTGCCGACGGAGCTTGAGGCGGCCGCCGGAAAGGAGGTGACGGACAATGACTGAGCACAGCGCAAAGTTCGACCGGGTGAAACGCTACTACGATAATGGCCTCTGGACTGCGAAGATGGTCCGCAACGCGGCCAAGAACCCCAAGGCTTCCCCGTGGATCACCGAGGCCGAAGCGAAGGAGATTCTGGAGGAGGACGACAATGGCATGGCCTGAGTTTGCAGAGCACCTGCTCGCCCGGCTGGAAACGCTGGGAGCGGACACCGCCACCGAACGAGCAGAGTTTGGTGTGCTGATGGTCGGCTGCTGCATGAGAGGGTGCGGGGCGGACCTGCGCCCGAAAGGAGATGTTGAAGATGGCGATTAAAGCCTATTCGCTGGCAAAGGACGGAACGAAAAAGCTGTCCACGGATTTTAAGGTGCGCGAGTTCAGATGCAAGGACGGCTCTGATCCGATCTTTATTGACTCGGAACTGGTGGAAGTTCTGCAAAAAATCCGCACCCACTTTGGGAAAGCGGTGAACATCAACAGTGCTTTCCGCACTGCCAGTCACAACGCCAAGCAGAAGAATGCATCCAAGTACAGCCAGCACCTTTATGGCAAGGCGGCTGACATCTGGATCGCTGGCGTGTCGGTGGACACGCTGGCGGCCTACGTCGAAACACTGCTTCCCAGCAAGGGAGGCATTGGACGATACCACGCGAACGGTTTTGTCCACGTCGATGTGCGGGAGGTAAAAAGCAGATGGGTGATGTAGTGAAGAATGGAGTTTGCACCATGGTTGGAGTAATCGGCAGTCTGATCGCAAGTCAATTCGGCGGATGGGATGCGGCACTTTCGACGCTGATCCTGTTCATGGCAGTCGATTACATCACGGGGCTTGTGGTCGCCGGGGTTTTCCACGCCAGCCCGAAGAGCAAAGACGGCGCACTGGAATCCCGCGCCGGGTGGAAGGGGCTGTGCCGCAAAGGTGTAACCCTGCTGATCGTGCTGGTGGCCTGCCACCTCGACACGGTGATGGGGTCTAATTTTATCCGGGACGCTACCGTGATTGCGTTCATCGCAAACGAGACGCTGTCCATCATTGAGAATGCTGGCCTGATGGGGGTGCCGATTCCAAAGGCGCTGACCGGGGCTATTGAAATCCTGAAACAGAAGTCCGAACAGGACAACATGGAGGAATGAATTATGGGTAACTTCAAAATCTCGACCGCAACTATCGTCCGTACCACTTGCCTGCTGCTGGCTCTTGCCAATCAGATGCTTTCTGCAATGGGAAAACCCATCATCCCCATTGAAAGCAGTACCGTGGAGCAGCTTGCGACCGCTGGCATCACCACGGTCACCGCCCTAATCGCATGGTGGAACAACAACAGCTTCACCAAAGAGGCGATTCAGGCGGACAATGTGATGGAGACCCTGAAAAAGCAGGTACATTGACCCGCCGAACAGCTGAATAAAGTATAGCGCAACTCCCCACTGGCAGCCCTGACCGGGCAGTTGGTGGGGAGCTTTTTGTTTGTCTGGAAGTTTTGCACAAAGGAACCGTGCAAAGTGTGGAAGTTTGCACATTGACAACGACGCACCGTATAATTTACGCTTAAAACGAAAAGAAACGCCAAAAACGAAAGGAGGAAAACGGCGTGCGAGTGTTCAAACATCTGACCATTACAGACCGATTGCGCATCGAGAAGTGGAAAAAGGAAGGGATGAGGACACGAGAGATAGCGGAGAAGCTGAGGGTCAACCCCTCCACGGTGTACCGGGAATTGAAACGAGGAAGCTATGACAGGCTGAACGGAACGACGTGGGAGCTGATCCCGACATACAGCCCGGATATTGCAGAGCAGAAGTACCAGGCACATCTCCGAGAAAAGGGACCGGACCTCAAAATCGGAAAGGATCACGAGCTGGCTGCTTATATTGAAAATACCATTATAGAAAAGGACTGTTCCCCGGCGGCGGTGTACGGCTATGCAATGGAAGAAGGACGGACGTTCAAGACGCACATTTCCATCCCGACCGTGTACAGCTACATCAAAAAGGGGGTGTTCCTGAACTTGACACAAAAGGCCCTGCCGCGGCATGGAATCAAAAAGAACGAGTACCAGAAAATCAAAAAGAAGGACCCGGCAAAGGCACCGGCGGGAGAGAGCATCGAAAAACGCCCGGAGGAAGTGAAGACCCGGGAAGAATTTGGACACTGGGAGATGGACACGGTATACTCCGGCAAAAATAAAAGCACTGTTGCGCTGCTGGTACTGACGGAGCGCAAGACCAGAAACGAAAACATCATTCTCATTCCGAATCGCCGCGCAGAAACAACGGTACGGGCACTGGATGCTTTGGAACGGAAGCTGGGAGCAGAGAAGTTTGGTGCTATATATAAGAGCATCACTGTGGATAATGGAACGGAATTTGCGATGGCGGATGAGATCGAAAAGTCCTGTCTGAGCGACAGCCAGCGAACCAAGGTGTATTACTGCCACCCGTATTCTTCGTGGGAGCGGGGCAGCAATGAAAACGTGAACGGCATGATCCGCCGCCGGCACCCGAAGGGCACGGATTTCTCGAAGGTGACAGCGGAAGAAATCGCCGCAACAGAGAACTGGATCAACAACTACCCGAGAAAGATTCATGGGTACAAGAGCGCAGCTACTATGTTCCGTCAATGCCTGCGGGAGCTGGGTTTGACCGCATGAACAACACGAGATGAACAATCTATCACAGAAAAGTCGACGCCGAAAGGGTGGATAGTAGGTAATACATGGTGAAAGTGAACAGTAAATCGAGGCTGAAAGGCTAAAAACCTGACGGCCTGTTTGTGTTGTGGTAAAATCCACAAAAACAGAGCCGATTTTTTGGCGCATTTAATGCTTTACTTTTCAAAATCGAACTTTTTTGCAAAAACCTCTTGCCAAGCGGTGCGTTTTATGATAAACTAATTGAGCTGTGATTGTGCTGCTATAGCTCAGTTGGTAGAGCGCATCCTTGGTAAGGATGAGGTCTCCAGTTCGAATCTGGATA